GGTAGTAGTAACATCGCTTTGTTTGTTCTTGATTTTGGGGCGGATAAAACGTCTACTACCCAATTCCAAGTTCAATTCCCTGTAGCAACAAACACATCGGCTTTGGTCCGAATTTCTTAAGGAGTAGTTATGAATGAAGAAATTAAAATCAGTGATGCCACTGCGGCCCTGATTGAACAAAATGGAGGCCTTGCCGATAGCGCGAAGGCTAGTGGTGTTTATCACATTCAATGCTGGGATAAAGACGGCAATCTCAAGTGGGAAGCTGAGTCCAAGAACCTAGTGCTGAATGGTGGCTTGCAAGACATGAACTCCAAGTATTTCATTGGTTCGTCTTACACTGCTGCTTGGTATCTTGGCCTGTACGGTTCGGGTACTTCGGTTAACCCGGTTGCTACTGACACGATGGCAACCAGCACGTTCTCTGCTACTGGCTCGTCTATTTCTGGCACCACTCTGACTATTGGTACTGTTACTTCTGGTACCGTAACCATCGGTCAACTTATTAGCGGCACCAACGTTCTGGGTGGTACTTATATTACTGCCGGTTCGGGTTCTAGTTGGACTGTTTCGCAATCGCAAACTGTGGCATCGACCACCATTAGTGCAGCAACCGCTCGTACTTGGTCTGAAGTTACTACTTACAGCAACGCTACTCGTCCCACCGCTACGTTTGGTTACCCGACTGTTGCCAACCCATCTGTAGCCACCAATAGCGCATCGACTGCATCGTTTACCATCAACGGTTCCACTACCGTTGGCGGAGCATTCTTGACCAGCGTCAGCACCAAGGGCGGGGTTACCGGTGTTATGTACTCGGCTGCTGACTTCTCGTCGCCGGGTGACCGTTCGGTTGTGTCTGGCGATACGCTGACCGTTACTTACACTCTCAGCCTTGCTGGTTAAGGAGAACTAAATGGCTACTAAATTTAAAAAAGGTGACATGGTTAAGGCAGTCGCCGTTATTCCCGAAGGTCCGGTTGAAGCCCTGCGCATGGATGAAGATGGTAATTTTTCCTATCTGATTTCGTGGGTGGACGTTAACGGCGAAACTCAACAGCGGTGGTTTGGTGAAGCAGAACTAACTGCTTAATCAGGAAGCCGGGTAACACCGGCTTTTTAATTGGAGTAAACATTGGCTAACCGCTATTGGGTTGGTGGAACTGCTGCTTGGGATGGTACTGCCGGTACTAAGTGGGCGCTTACGTCTAACGGTACCGGTGGTCAAGCCATTCCAGCGGCTGGTGATGATGTGTTTTTTGACGCAAACTCCGGCGCAAACACTGTAACTATTTCTACCGGCAATACTGGCGCCAAGAGCATTACTTGCACTGGGTTTACAGGAACTCTGGCAGGGACGGCCGCAATTACCGTTTCTGGAAGCGTGACATTAGTTGCCGGTATGACTTTTACCTATAGCGGAACAGTAACAATTGATGGTACAGGGACCATTACAAGCGCAGGTAAAACTTTTGGCGGTTTAACTGTTGCCGGACTTGGAAATACCATTACTTTAGGAGATACGTTTGTATGTTCTGGCACTTTAGCATCTACTGGTGCGGTTACACCAACATTTAATGCAAGCACATTTAATGTAACTACAGCATCATTTAATTCTACTGGTTCTGGTGTAAAAACATGGAATATGGGTTCTGGTTTGTGGACTCTTACCGGAACTGGAACCGTTTGGAGTATTTCAGGAAACGGAACGGTTCTTAATAAGAACACGGCAAACATTTTGCTAAGTAATACTTCATCAGCGGCACGAACATTTACTGGCGGCAATAAGTCGTATAACAAGTTAACTATTGGAGGTTCAACCGGAACTTCTGTGTTGACCATTCAAGATTCAAATACATTCAGCGAACTTGCCAGCACCAAGACAGTAGCGCATACCATCACATTTACTGCTGGTACTACAACCACTGTTACTACATGGTCTGTTACTGGCACTTCTGGCAACGTAGTAACTATTAACAGTAGTGCTGCCGGTTCGTCTTACACACTTGCCCTAGCGGGTGGCGGATACCTAACTAGCATTGATTATCTTAATGTCCGTGATGCCATTGGCAGTCCAATCTCTGACACTTGGTATATTGGCGCAAATTCAACAATCAACACAACAGCACCAAATAGCGGCTACGCGTTATTTACCACGCAACGTGCGCTTAATGCCGTTGTGGTTCTTACTTCTACTTCTAGCACTTCTTATTCTGTACCGGCAGAATTTGTTGGTTATTCGTCAACCGTTCATTTAATTGGTGGTGGTGGTGGTGGAGCGGGTAGTTATGTGAGCGGGGCTAACCGTGCTGGCGGTGGTGGTGGCGGTGGTGCGGGATATACAAAACTCACAGGACAATCTCTTTCCGGGTCAATCACATATCAATGTGGTTCTGCCGGTACTGCTGGTGCTGCTGGTGGTAATGGCGGGGCTGGCGGCACAACCTCATGGAACTCTGGGGCTTCTACAGCGGGGGGTGGCGGTGGTGGACAAGCATCAACAACTCCTACATCAACTGGCGGCACTGCTGGTACTGGCTCTACATTCAATGGTGGTACAGGTGGTGTTGGCTCAACAAGCACTAGCGGGACTAATGCCAATGCTGGTGGCGGTGGCGGTGGTGCGGGTGGGCTTAATGGGGCCGGAGGAAATGGCGGGAGCGGTTTTGGGTCTGCAACCCAAGCAAACGTAGGCGGCGGCGGTGGCGGCGGAAACGGTGGGGGTACCGTTGGTGGCAATGGGTCTAGTGCGACTGGTGGCACTGGTGGCAATAACTCATCGGGCGTTGGTGGTGGAGCCACCGATACGGGCGGCGCAGTGGGTGGCGGTGGCGGTGGTATGTCAGGAACAAATACCGCTGGGTCTGGTGGTAATGGTATTGATATATTTGGTATTGGCGGTGGTGGTGGCACTGGCGGCGGCGGGTACGGCACAATCTCTGGAACTACAGCAGGTTTGTATGGCGCAGGTGGCGGTGGTGGTGGGAATGCTGCGGCATCAGGCGCTACACGAGCTGGTGTAGCGGGTTCGCAGGGCGCAATCATCATTGTTTTCTCGCCTATATCAAGCATTTCAGAAACATCAACCGCCACAGATTCATTTATTGCTTACATTATTTATGGCGCAACACTTAGCGAAACTGCTACTGCCACTGATAGCGCATCTTCATCTTTTGCGGTTTCTTCTGCCGTAAGCGAATCTTCAACCGCTACGGATTCACTGTCTTCATCTTTTGCGGTTTCTTCTGCTGTAAGTGAAACATCTACTGCCACCGATAGCACGGCAGCGTCAGTTCCGTTTGCATCAAGTGTGTCCGAGTCATCCACTGCAACGGATGCAACATCTTCAGTTCCAAATTATTTCAGCGCCATCTCCGAAACATCTACCGCTACGGATACAAATAGTGCTGGGCAAACCGCAGCATCAAACATTCAAGAATCATCTACATCAACTGATTCGGTGTCGGCATTAGTTCCGTTTGTAACAAACATAAATGAATCATCTACTGCTACGGATAGCATATCTGCTGTAAAACCAGTTTTCTCCGATGTAAGTGAAAATTCAACAGCAACCGACAGTCCTAGCACCCTACAAACTGCTGTAACAAATATCCAAGAATCTGTCGCGGCTACGGACGCAAATAGCGCGGCACAAACAGCAAGCTCAGCCATTTCTGAAACCTCAACCGCAACCGATAGCAACGCTGCCGCAGCCATTTATTCACGCGCTGTATCTGAAACATCAACTGCAACTGATACTATATCTTCTCTAAGGAGATTGAATTCATTCATTGATGAACTTTCAACGGCTACCGATACGGTGGCTACGCTTACTACGTTTGTTGCTTTTGTTGGTGAAACCGTCCAAGCACTTGATAGCCCAACAGCGAATGCTGCGTTTATTGCGGCGGTGGTAGAACAAATCAATGCTATGGACGCAGTGACGCGTCGTTTACTATGGGAAATCATCAATGACAGCCAATCTATAAGCTGGCAAAATATAAACAATTCGCAAACAACGACTTGGCAAACGATTAACAACGCCAGCAGCACCAACTGGTCAAACATTGACGATTCGCTGCATTAAAGGACAAGCAAAATGGCAAGCACATACTCAACACTTAAATTAGAATTAATAGCCGTAGGCGAAACCGGCAGCACTGGAAACTGGGGTACCACCACAAACAATAATTTGGGGGACACAACCAGCACTACGCGGGGTATTGAGCAAGCGATTGGTGGCTTTTCCGCCGTAACCTTAACAACCACGTCAACTACTCTTGCCTATACAAACACCACGGCCAACCAAGATTTTAGGTCGTTATTTCTTAGTTTTTCTGGTTCACCCGGTGCGGCATCTACAGTAATTATTCCGTCTACATCTGTTCAAAAACTGTACATTATTAAAAATAGTATTAGTGGTGGATATTCATTAACTGTTAAGTATGCGGCTTCAACTGGTACTGTGGTGCCAAACGGTAGCACTGTTATTTTATATGCTAACGGCACAGACGTTATTCCGGGGCAAGACTACATTCCTGCACTTACTCTAGGTTCTGCCCTTGCGGTAACATCTGGCGGCACTGGGGTAACAACCAGCACTGGTACAGGTAGTGTTGTTTTATCTGCGGCCCCAACACTTACATCGCCATCTTTGTCGGCAGAAACATTTAGCACTTCTGCATCTGTAACTGCTGGCACCAATGCCCAAGGTCAAGGCGCTTTGACAAGTGACTATAACGTCATCACAACCGCCGCCGCAAACCCGTCTGGTGTAACTCTACCCGCTGCAACTACTGGTCGTCGTGTGGTTGTGGTTAATAAGGGTGCAAACCCAATCAATGTATACCCCGCCACTAGCGCGTATATCGACGGTAATGCGATTAATACCTCGATTCAAATTATTGCAAACGGGGTAATGATTTTTAATGCCTCTAGCGCAACTCAGTGGTATTCGTCGTATAACTTAATGACTCCGTCGTCTACTGGCTCAGTTAGTTCTTTTAGTGCTGGTTCAACTGGTTTAACTCCCAATACGGCATCTACTGGAAATATTGTTCTTGCTGGTACTTTAGGTATTGGCAATGGTGGTACTAACGCAACTACCGCAAACGCGGCGTTTAATAACCTTGTTCCATCTCAAACATCTAACAGTGGTAAGTATTTAACTACTGATGGTACCAACACATCTTGGGCATCTGTGGCATCCCAAGTCTATCCCGGCTCTGGTATCGCCAACTCAACAGGTTCGGCTTGGGGTACGTCTTATAGCACTACTGGTAGCGGTACTGTAGTTGCATTGGCAACTTCCCCTAGCTTAACAACCCCTGCGTTATCTGGAGAAACTTTTAGTACCGCGGCATCCGTGACCGCCGGTACAAACGCCCAAGGCCAAGGCGCTTTAACTAATGACTACAACGTCATTACAACGGCTGCTTCAAATCCGTCTGGTGTAACGCTACCCACAGCCACCACTGGCCGTCGAATTGTTATTGTTAACAAAGGCGCTAACGCAGTTAACGTATATCCGGCATCGAGCGGGTTTATTGACGCGCTTGCTATTAATACCTCGATTCAAATTGCTGTTAACGGAGTAATGGAGTTTAATGCTTCTACCACTACGCAGTGGTACTCATCTTACAACTTATATACAAGCGCCACCGCCGCAGCGGGTGTAACTACGTTCAGCGCAGGAACTACCGGATTTTCTCCATCATCCGCCACCTCGGGCGCTATTACTCTGTCTGGTACTTTGAACGCAGCTAATGGCGGTACTGGCCAGTCTTCCTATACGGTTGGCGATATTATTTACGCTTCTGGGTCTACAGCGCTGTCTAAACTCGCCGATGTTGCCACCGGTAATGCGCTTATTTCAGGCGGCGTTGGTGTAGCTCCTTCATGGGGCAAGATTGGCTTGACTACTCATGTTACCGGAACGCTACCGGCAGGCAACGGCGGCACTGGGCAATCAAGCTATAACATAGGCGACATTCTTTACGCTTCTGGTGCTACTACGCTTTCTTCATTAGCAGATGTGGCGGCAGGTAATGCTTTAATTTCTGGTGGTGTAAACCTAGCCCCAACGTGGGGTAAAGTTGGATTGACCACTCACGTTACCGGCACTCTTCCAGTGCTTAACGGCGGAACCGGAACAACAACCAATACGGGTACGGGCAGCTTGGTTTTATCTAATAGCCCAACTCTAGTAACTCCAGTTCTTGGTACCCCGTCGTCTGGAACTTTGACTAGCTGTACTGGCTTGCCGCTTTCTACGGGTGTGATTGGTACGTTGCCTGTGGCCAACGGCGGTACTGGCCAGACTACTTATACTGATGGCCAACTTTTGATTGGTAACAGCACCGGCAACACCCTGACTAAAGCATCACTTACCGCTGGCACCGGTATTTCTGTTACTCCCGGCTCTGGTAGCATCACAATTGCTGCTACTTCAACCGCACCGCTTTCCAATACGCAACTCTTTACGGCACCCGGCACATGGACTTGTCCGCCGACTACTACTGCTGTCAAAGTTACATTGGTTGCGGGTGGTGGTGGTGGGGGCGGGGGAAGTGGTTTCGGTGCTGGCGGTAGTGGCGGTGGAGGTGGTGGAGCTATTGGATACTATCCAGTCAGTACACCACAAACTGTCACAGTAGGCACAGCAGGAACGGCTGGTCCTGCGGGTGGGTCTGCGGGTGCTGGCGGACCAAGTTCGTTTGGTTCACTTATTAGCGCAACAGGCGGAGGGGCCGGATTGGGTGGACCAGCTCCAGCACCAACAAAACAAGGCGCTGGCGGCACGGGGTCTGGTCAGGCGAGTTTTACGGGTGGCACAAGCGGTACCAATTATGGGGGTGGTTCATTAGTTCAAGATAGCGGCATAATTTGTGGGCTAGGCGGAGGTGGTGGGTCTGCTGCACCCGGACCGATTCCAATTCCAACAGTTGGAAACGTTGGTTATAGAGGTTATGTGTTAGTGGAGTACAACTAAATGAAAGCATTGATTTCTCCGAACGAAAAAGTTTATTTGCCCGATGGCGCTATTGGTGAACGGGTTGCTTGGGTATGTGAAGCAGAATATCCGTCTGCGCCCCCATTATTTTGGGTGGATTGTGCAGATGATGTAGTACCGGACATTTGGTACTACGACCCGCAAGACCAACAAATCAAACTACGCCCGGATATCACTAATGAACCGCAAACTTGAAGTAAATTTTCTTGATTATCTTCAGACGGAACAAAAACACGGCCAGACAGTATGGCCGCTTCAAATAGATAAAATTGAGCCGTGGGCGTGTTCAAACGCAGCTTTTACACCAGCTCAATGTAAGACCATTATTGAGATTGGCAAGAATCAAACGCTTGATACTGCACTTACTGGCGGAGCAAGCGACCCGGTTAAAGACGATTTAATTCGTAAAAGCCGTACCTCATGGATTTCTCCTGCTGGCGGTAATGAGTGGATTTTTCAACGCATGACAGATGTTGTCATGTATTTAAACAAGCAATTTTTTAATTTTGAACTTTGGGGATTTGGTGAGGGTTTTCAGTTTACGGAATACCAATCACCCGGAGGGCATTACAAGCCGCACATTGACTGTATGTATAACGGGCGCATCCGCAAATTATCGGTGGTTTGTCAGTTGACTGACCCTGATGAATATGAGGGCGGTGAGTTAATTGTAAACAATGGTGATGAAATTATTTTGCCAAAAGACCAAGGCACGGTACTTGTTTTTCCGTCGTATTCTTTGCATGGCGTAAAACCCGTCACTAGCGGTACACGCTACAGTTTGGTGGCTTGGCTTACCGGCCCAGCCTTTAAATAGGAAAAAACAATGCTTGCTGAAATGACCGTTGGACAAAAAATCAACTTATCAGAAACTGCATTTATTGAGCGCCGTGAAGACGGGTATTGGAACGAAAATAATGTGATGGTTGTGCATACTCCGGGTGCTATTGAAGCCTCCGTGGAGCGCGAACTGTTTCACCCTAAGGCACATCAAAAGATTGTTGAGTTTGTGAAGTCAGAAGCATTTTTGATTGAGCAAGACCCTATTCAGTTTCGTCGTCGTGGCTCCCATAACGTGCCGTTCTTTGTTCATCTTCACCAACAGCTCAAAGATGCTGCGTCGGAGATTTTTGGCGAGCCGGTCAAACCATCGTATGTGTACTTGAGCTTGTACAACGAGAACGGAGTGTGTCCGTTTCATACAGACCGCCCGCAGTGCAAATACACCATAGACTACTGCATTGACCAAGACGTAGAGTGGCCTATCTGGGTGGATGACAAACCATATATTCTGCAGCCCAACGATGCGCTTTGTTATTCGGGCACTGACAGTCCTCACTGGCGTGAGATGATTAAAGGCAAGTACTGCTGGCTGGCGTTTTTTCACTTTGTGCCAGAAGCATTTACAGGAAAATTGACATAGGAGTTTAGTATGGACCCAGTAACTATTCTTGCTGCGCTTGGCCCGCTTGCTGTAGACCTTGGTAAGTCGCTAATTAGTAAGTTCATTGCGCCAGACCAGTTTAAACCTGCAACGATTGAGCAGTACGCCAAGATGAAGGAAATCGACCTTGAGATGTTTAAGGCGATGAATGACGCTGGCGGTGCCAATCCATCTTATCCGTGGGTTGAGGCGGTAGTACGTTTAATGCGTCCATCTGTGGCAATTCTTGTGCTTGGCACTTGGGCGTACATGACCATGTCTAGTATTTCTAACCCAGCCGTTGATAACTTCGCCGCCGCCATAGGGTTCTACCTATTTGGTGACCGTACGCTGTTCTATTCGCGGAAAGCTAAATGATTGCGTCCAAAAACATTGATGACCTGCTGCCTGTAGTTAAAGAAAAGGTTAAGAAGTTTGTTGCGCTCTGTAAGGGTGATGGCATCGAGCTTCTTATTACATCAACGTATCGGGACCATGAAAGCCAAAACGCGCTGTATGCTCAGGGCCGCACCGAGCCGGGCAAGATTGTTACCAACGCCAAAGGTGGTCAGTCTTTTCATAACTACCGATGTGCTGTAGATGTAGTACCGCTGGTAAACGGCAAACCTGATTGGGACGGCACACATCCTATCTGGGTAAAAATTGGTAACTATGGCAAGTTAGCTGGGTTAGAATGGGCTGGGGAGTGGACCCGGTTTAAAGAATTAGCCCACTTCCAATACACTGGTGGGTTGACGTTAGCTGACCTACGTGCTGGTAAAGAGGTTAAATAATGCCATTACAGAAACTTATTTTTAAACCGGGTATCAACCGAGACCAAACAGACTACTCATCTGAAGGTGGTTGGTATGACTGTGACAAAATTAGGTTTCGTTCTGGGTTTCCAGAAAAAATTGGTGGTTGGACGGTAAGTAATTACACATCGTATCTTGGGGCGTGTCGTTCTTTGCTGCCGTATGTTGTAGATAATTCAACTCCATTAACTGCACTTGGCACTAGCAAGAAGATTTATATTCAGCAGGGTAATAATTTAAATGACATTACCCCCGCCCGTGTCACTTATACTCACTCAACAGTACCATCTACAGATAACTGTTTCACAACTGGAACAATTGGTTCAAAAATAGTAACCGTAACTATAACTGGGCACAGTCTGGCTGTTGGAGATTATATTGGTTTTGTAGGCGCGGTAGGATTTGCTGGTATACCGTCTGGGGATTTAAATACTGGGTTTCAAGTATTAAGCACGCCAACTGCTAATACGTTCACTATACAAGTAGCAACTGGGTGTACATCGGCATCTACTACTGGCGGTGGTACGGCGATTACTTATTATGCTTATATTTACCCCGGCAATGATAGCGTTACCAAAGGTTTTTATTGGGGCACTGGCACTTGGGGTCGCGGCGCTTGGGGTTCTAGTGGAACTCCTATTAATTTGCCAGCAAGATTTATTTCCGAAGACCAACAGTTAAACGTACTGTATTTTGTTGTGCGCGATGCTACTGGTGCAGAGCTATATGGTTCTGGCACAAACCCTAATTTGTTTTATTGGGCATATGACAGCTCATATCTTAGCCGCGCAACTAACATGATTGATTATCCGGGGCTTACCACACCACAAAAGGACGCTATTCCCCGACAAACCGGACAAATTCTTTTCGCTCCTAGTGGACATTTACTTGCCTTAAGTTGTACTGACGGGTTAACCGGAGTTTATGATTCGCTATTAATTCGTTGGTCTAACGTAAGCGCCAATGATGGCCCACAGCCTTGGATTTGGAACCCCACAACCACAAACAACGCTGGTTTTTTGCGGGTTCAAGCTGGTACACGAATTATATGTGGCGTTAGGTCCAGACAAGAAATTCTTATTTTCACAGACTTTTCGCTTAATTCCCTGCAGTTTACTGGTACCAGCGAAGTATTTGCGCTTCAAGAGCTAGACAACAATATCAGCATTATGGGTCCGAACGCAGTAACTGTTGTTAATAACGCTGCATATTGGATGGGTGTAGACCGGTTCTATATTTATACTGGTCGTGTTGATACACTGCCTTGTACCTTGCGGCAATACATTTTCCAAGACATCAATCAAGACCTATCGTCTATTTTCTTTGCCGGTGGTAATGCTGAATACAACGAAGTCATTTGGTTCTACGCCAGCGCAAATTCTAACGAGATTGACAGATACGTTATTTATAACTATTTAGAACAGATTTGGTATTTTGGCACGTTGAACAGAACCGCATGGACTGACGCTGGATATGTGGTTAACCCAATTGCCGCTGGGGGTGGGTGGTTGTATCAACATGAAGATGGTATTAACGATGGGCAACCGCAGGGTGCAAGCGCGCTACCAATAGATGCCTATATCCAATCAGCCGACTTTGACGTTGGTGATGGCGACAAATTTATGTTACTACGCCGGGTTATTCCGGACATTAATTTTACCAACTCTACCGCAGGTGGCACTGCTACTGCGTATATAACTGTTGGGGTACGTAACTTCCCCGGTGCGGCTAGTTCTACCACAAACCAAGAAGGCCAAACTACTTCTCAAAACGTAGTAACAACAACGGCCGTATTTGACCAATATACCAACCAAGTGTTTATACGGGCGCGCGGCCGTCAGATGAATTTTAGAATTGAGTCAAATACTCTTGGCACTCAGTGGCAGTTGGGTATGCCGCGTATTGATGCTCGTGAAGATGGCTCTCGCGGTGGGAGTTTTTAACAATGGCAATGATTTTATTTAGAGCACCAGCTCTACCCCTGCCAGAAAATAAATACAACCAAGTACAGCAAAATCAGTACATGAGAGCGTTGGCGCTTTATTTTCAACGCCTAGATTCAACAACTCCGCTGCAGGCGGATTATTTTTTAGCACAGCAGGCTAACGGCACAACAGGCTATTTTAAAGGCCGTGGCGACCAATTAATTAACCCATACGGCGCGTGGAAAAGTTTAGTAACCCAGACTGCTACCGCTAATACGGCTACAGCAGTTGCTTTGGAAGTTGTGGATTACGAAAACTCCACATCAATTGCTTCGTCTTCACGGATGACCGTGACTTACCCGGGGCTATATAACCTTCAATGGTCTGCTCAAATTCTTAACTCTGATATTTTGGCGCGAAGCCTTAGCGTTTGGTTGAAAAAGAATAACGCTGATGTAGCTGGTTCCACGAGGAACACTTTAGTACAGGTTGGACAGGCAAACGGTGCGTGGAATTATTACATTCAATTAGCCGAGAACGATTATGTTGAACTTTATTGGTCTACCAATAACGCATTGGTAACGCTGCAAACATACGCTGCACAAACAACACCAACTCGCCCAACTACGGCGTCAGTGATTGCCACGCTTTCTTTTGTATCGGCGGTACCATAAGTACTAGCAAAAGCCAACCTAATACTGGATAATACGGCCATGAACCAAAACTACCAAATGCAACCTGTAGCTAGTGGCCTTGCCGGTCTTGGACGCGGCGGCGATACCATGCTTGTTCACATGCAACCCCGTGAGGTTGCTGGCCTTCAGTCTTTGGCTATGGCGCATGGTGGCTCACTGACTATTAACCCGCATACCGGCCTACCTGAAGCTGGCTTTCTTGGTGACATTCTTGGAATTGTAGCGCCTATTGCTTTGGGCGCATTCCTCGGTCCCGGTGCATTTGGTATTTCGGGTCTTGGCCTGACTGGACTTGAAGCTGGTCTTGCTACCGGTGCGCTTGGCTGGGCGTTAACAGGCGACCCGCTTAAGGGTCTATCTTATGGCTTGGGCGCTGCAACTGGGGTTGGTCTTGGAAATAGTGTGGCCGAAGCAGGTATTACTAAAGCAGCAACATCTTCTGCGCTACCAGAAACGTTGATGGATACGGCAAAGAGCCTCACTCCGGTTGAAGCAGCGTCGTCTTCAATGATTACTAACCCGGGGTCAGCTTTATCCGCCGTGTCTGGGGCAAACCCTGCCCTGTCTTCTTCAGTTCTTAACCCCTCCCCTGCGTCTGCGTTTGGGGTTTCTAATGCTTCTGTGCAGCCACTTGCTACTACTTCGTCATACCTGCCTAGCGCTGACCGATTAGCCGCGGGGCTTACTAGCACGCCCGGAAAAGGGGTAATTGATTTAGCCGCAACTGAATTTGCTGAAAGCGCGCCGTCGTTTAGTCAAGGTGTCAAAAACATCATGGCTGACCCTTGGAAATTCATTAAAAATAATCCGGGGACCGTTGCAGGAGCAACACTGCCATTCCTTGGGGCAAAAGGTCCAGCTAAAATTCCCACAGCCAAAGAAGAAAAGTCAAATTACAAAGGTCCGTACAAATTAGTGCGGGATGTTAGCTTTCCGACTGACCGTGACCCCAATGACTCTTCTGAGTATATGTACTTTAAGAATCCACGTATTTTAGCTGCTGGTGAATATGCTGCTGGCGGGCAAGTAGATACATACAATCCGGATAACCCCGGTGCTGCTACCAACCTCAGCCGTGATGGATATGGTCTTGCGTCGTTCAAAATGCAAAACCCTGACCCGCAACCGTTCCAAATTGCACAACAGCCGTCGCCTATGGCCTATGCACGGGGTGGGTATCTTGATGGTCCGGGTGATGGTATGAGTGACTCTATTCCCGCAACTATTGCTGGTAGACAACCGGCGCGTTTGGCTGATGGTGAGTTTGTTGTACCGGCAGATGTAGTATCGCACCTTGGTAATGGCTCCACAAAGGCTGGTGCGCAACGTCTTTATGCAATGATGGACAAGGTCCGCAAAGCCCGCACGGGGACTGCTAAACAAGGTCGTCAAATCAACCCGCATAAGTTTCTTCCGGCGTAAAGGGCAAAAGTGAAAATCTCGTATGTACCGCTTGAGCATTTGAATTTTTGTTGGCCCAAAGTAGAGAGTTATATTGATGGGGCAGCTAAATACACTTACGGACGGTTTACTGTAGACGATATTAAAACTTGTATTACGGACTATAACCACTTGCTGTGGGTTGCGTACGAAGATTTAGATACAGTGTACGGCGCAGTAGTTACTGAGTTTCTTCACTATCCTAGGAAAAAGATGTTAGCCATGCACTTTGCTGGTGGCATCAAACTAAACAAGTGGAAAGAACCGATGCTGCATACGCTGCAATGCTTTGCCCGAGATACTGATTGTGAAGGAATAGAAGTGACTGGGCGTGCAGGGTGGCTTAAAATATTTAAAAGAGATGGGATTAAACAAAATCATGTGACGTTTGAGTTGCCAGTAGCGCAGCCGGAGGAATAAAAATGGGTAAAAAAGGCGGGTCTAGCGCTCCTAGTAGCCAGACCGTAACACAAACTAATATCCCCAAGTATCTTGAGCCGTACGTTACTGACGTAGCTCAACGCGCGCAGGCTGCGTCTAATCAAGATTACGTTCCATATTCCGGCCAACGCATTGCTGGCTTTACTGACCAGCAAAGAAATCTGCAAAATCAAATTGCAAACATGCAGACTCCGGGGCAGTTTGCTCAAGCAACCCAAGGCGCTCAGGCTGGCATGGGGATGGGGTATGCTGCGGGGCTAGCTGGCTTAAATCAAGCTTTTGGATACCAGCCGGGGCAGTTTAGGGCCGACCAAGTACAGTCGCCTGAGCTTCAGTATTTCCAAATGAATCAACCGGGTGATGTTCAAGCCCAACAGCTTCAGAATTTTTCCATGCGCGGGGCGCAGGGTTCGTATAACCCCAACCTGCAAAACTATCAAATGCAGCGGCCTGAGGATGTTCAAGCCCAACAACTGCAAAATTATTCTATGCAGGGGGCGCAAGACAATACTAACTACATGGCGCAGCTTGAGAAGTACCAGATGCAAAGCCCCCAACAGGTCGCTGCTGAACGAGCCGCGTCTAGTGAATTTGGCGGAGCAGATGCGTCGAAGTATATGTCGCCGTTTCAACAGCAAGTTTCGGATATTGCAGCTCGTGAAGTTCAACGTCGCGCTGATATTGAAAAGAACCAAGGTGCTATGGCGTCTATTGGGCGAGGCACGTTTGGAGGCGGCAGACAAGCCCTTCTTCAAGCAGAAGCTGACCGTAACACACAACAACAGATTGGCGATATTTACGCCAAGGGCCAGCAGTCTGCGTATGAAAATGCCCAGTCCCAGTTTGAGCGCGACCAAGCTCGCCGTATGGCAGCACAGCAACTTAATGTTCAGTCGGGGCTTCAAGCTGGATTAGCCAACCAACAAGCCGGTCTTACTGCAGGTCAAGCAAACCTTAATGCGCTTCTTGGTGTGCAGAGCCTAGGCACCACGTCCAACTTGCAAAACCGTTTGGCTAATCTTAGCAATCAACAACAAGCAAACGTACAGAATCTTGCGTCTCAACTGCAGACTCAAGGGTATTCATCACAACAAGCATTACAGGCAGCACTTGCTAACCAGCAAACGGGTTTGACTACAAACCAACAAAACCTTGCTGCTAATCTGCAAACACAACAACTTGGCACACAGACTGGCTTGCAGATGGCTTTGGCTAATCTCAGTAATGAACAGCAGGCTAATGTGCAGAACCTTGCGTCTCAACTGCAGACTCAAGGGTATTCATCACAACAAGCATTACAGGCAGCACTTGCTAACCAGCAAACGGGTTTGACTACAAACCAACAAAACCTACAAGCAGCTCTGGGTGTGCAAAGTCTTGGAGCTAACCAAAACCTAACGGCACAGCAGCTTAATCAAGCAGCTAATCTGCAGGCACAACAAAACTCTGAACAAGCGAGACAATACGCCGCTGGACTTGGTAGTCAGATTGGGCTTGCTGGTATGCAACAGGGTCTTGCTGGGTCACAACTGCTGGGTAACTTAGGCCTTAACCAACAAAACGCGGACATCGCCCGCTACGGCCTACAGACTTCCACTGCTGCTCAGCAACAAGCCTTAAACCAGCAGTACATGGATACACGCTATCAAGATTTTCTTAACCAACGCCAGTATCCGTGGGACCAGCTATATAACTATAGTGGCATTATCCGTGGTTTACCGCAGCAACCCGGACAAACATCTACAACGTATCAACAGCCGCCAAGTCTAGCCGCGCAGTTAATTGGTGGAGCTGGCTCGCTCGCTACCGCAGCCAAAGCTTTTGGAGCCTTCGCCCGTGGCGGTGCGGTTAGAAATAAATATTCTGAAGGTTTAGCTGCTGTACGACTCAAAGAACTGGTGGGATAAATCATGAATCAAATTCAACTTTATGAACACCTTAAGTTTGCTCCCCAAGACGTATTGGTAAAGTACGCACAGAACCCTAGTGCAGAGGTACCGCAGTTTTTGGCTATGGCGGCGTTGCAATTCCAAAAAGAAATGAAAGAAGGCGGTAACCAAGCTCAACCTCCGCAGGGTACGGTAAAAGATGCTCTCATCCAGCAGGTTATGCAGGGTCAACCACAGCAACAACAAATGCCGCCCCCGCAGCAAACGCAACCCCAGCAGCCTGTAATGCACGCCGCCCACGGCGGCTTAGCTGAACTTCATGTACCCGACCACATGTTCCAAGAACACAATATGGCAGGCGGTGGTATCGTTGCATTTGATGGCGGCGGCGGTGTTAACGAAGAACAACTGCAAAGTAATTTAGAATTCTTAAACCAACAATATGCGGCGCTGCCTGCCGACAGCCCGCAAAAAGCGCAAATAGCCGCTGCTATTGACCAGATTGACCGCCAACTAAACGCGCAGGAAGATTCGGGCGTTGCCGCGCTTCCAACCAAAGCTCCCACCAAGGCTGAAGGCTACTCCGGCCTGAACCTACCTGCCCCTACGACAGGGCAGCAAGAAGCTATCTCACAAATAAATGCGCTTAATGCTGGTATTCCGGCATTGGTAAGAGCGGGTGAGATTTCTGAAGAAGACGGAAAGAAAATTAGAGAGGCTGCTATAAAAGAACGCCGTGATATTTTTGACCCTGTAGAAGCAGAAGTCTCGGGTATGCTTGCAGATACTAAGGCGCGAATTGATAAGCGGTATCAAAATTCAGAATTGTGGTCGGCGTTTAAAGGCTTTGCCAAAATGGCTAGTACTAAGCAGCCGTATTTCGGCACCGCGTTTGGTGAGGGCCTTAGCGAATTTGGTGATGCTTACGATAAGTCACAGGCTGCAGAAGAAGCGGCTCGCAATGCCTATACCTCAATGAGTATGAACTACAAAATGGCCGAAGCAGCACGAAAAGTTGGTGATTTGGATGCAGCCGACGCAAGGCTTAAAGACGCCAAGGCCGATAAACGTGACGTGGCTAAGCTCAACATTCAAGCAGTTACTGCTCAAGGCAACCTTATTGGTGAGTCAGCAAAAGCTGCTCGCGGTATTACTGAAGAAAGGCTTAAGTTTTACACTGCGGTTACTGACCGGATTAAGGTTAACCAAGGCGACAAATTTGACCGCATGTTTGCAATTCTTAAGAAAGACCCCGCATCTAAAGGTTTGTCCGATTCCAGAATCGCTCTTGCAGCCGCTATGGCCTTAGAACCAAGTTCGTTTGCTGGCGGTAAAGCGGGTATTAACTTAGCAGGCGCAGGTCGGTCTACTAATGATTTACTGCTATCTGGTGGCTCACCAACCGCAGACCTTTACCGCTCGGCTGTAGCTAAAGCGGGCGCTGCTGATGCGGATAAAAAACCGGCAGTAGAAGGCGGGAAAGAAATAAAAGATACGAACGGCAAGACCATGACCCAAAAAGATTACTATACGTGGAAAGCCGAACAACTTAAGAATAAAGTTCTCGCTGAAGAAAGAGACAAATTTGGGGTAAATGAAGTGCAGGCCGGTGGTGGTTTTGCTAGACAAATGTTCACACCTTGGCTTGGCGGCGATGTAACCCAACAATCTGCTGGAACGGGACAGCCAGTTGTGCCAAACTACGTATACGACCCGTCTAAGGGACTCCAGAAAGTTCCTAAACAATAAAAAGGGGCGCTTATGCCTGTTGTATTTGTCCCCAAGCTGGGAAACGTGACGTTCCCAGATAATATGTCTGCGGCAGATATTACGTCCGCGATTGAAAAAGACATTCTGCCTAAGATTACTGAGCAAGAAAACATCCGTCAAAATATGGCTGATGTAGAGGCAGGCACGGCCCCTGAGCTAAAGGCCCCGCGCGGTCCCGAAGCTTCGCTGTCTTCTATTCTTTCTGGCCTTTCCACTGCTGCTGGAGAAGCGATTCCGGCAACTATTTCTGGTATCAAGAGTGCTTTTGGTGAAGCCGGTTCTGCCGTGGCTGAAAAACTTGGCGCTACTGAAACCGCAGCTAACCTTAAAGAATACGCAAAAACCCAACAGAAACGTGGCGCTCAAGCTGAGTTTAGAACTGACTTAGCGCGTCCGGAAATTGAAGACCCTACCCTTCGTGGCATTTACGGCGGTGCAGAAAGTCTAGTTAAAACCGCACCCGCCATTGCTGCAGGTGTAGCGGCGCTCCCTGCCGGGGCTACGGCTTTAGGTGCTAGTACTATCGCGGCTCTTGTAGGCGGCACGCAGGTTGCTGCTGAAGCTTTTAATAAATATATGAATCGGGGGGCCACTCCCGGAGAAGCTGCGTTGGGTGCTTTAGGTGAAGGCGGCACTGAAATTATTACCGAAAAACTTCCAATGGGTTTTTTGGTTTCTAAGTTTGGTAAAACTGGAGCAAAAGAATTTATTGCTGGGCTGTTAATTAGAGAACTTCCAAGTGAGCAAGTTGCTACGCTTGCTCAAGACGCAATTGATACTGCCATTGCTAATCCAGATAAAACATGGGCAGATTACTGGGCCGAACGACCTGCCGCAGCCTATCAAACATTAATTTCTACAGCCACTCAAGCGGGTTTAGTTAGCGCTGCCTCTAAAGCTACGCAATATGTAACTAAAAAATTATCCGCCCAACCGCAACAACCGCAGCAGCCTCAAGAGCGGAAAGAACCGTTTGTTGGTGAGGAACCGCCACCAGCACCCAAAGCTGCTGCAAAACCCGCCGCTAAGCCAGTAGAACCAGCCGCTCTTGAAGATGAGATTCTTACACCGCAGACTGTTGACTATGCAAAGATTGATGCTGACCTGCGGAAGAAAGGTTTGTTACCTGCCGAAGAATCGTCTGAAGATTTGGATGAGGATGAGATTAATGAACGGCTTAGACTCTCTGCAGAACTGGAAAGCAAGCAGGAAGAAATAGACCCAGAAACGGGATTGCCGGTTTACACTCCGGCCCCGCGCGTCCGCAAGTTGGGCAAAACTCGTACTGAATCTGAGCAGGCTAAGCTTGAACTTACCCAAGCAAAACGAAACCTTAGCAAGTTTGAAGCGGAAGTTCGTGGCGTAGAGAGCTTGTTAGGAGAGGCTGACCCTACAAATGTTGAACGCGTTCAAGAGCTTAGAAATACTGTATCCCAAGCCCAGCAACGATACGACGCCGTTGAAGAAAAAAACAAGGCTAAACAAGAACAACAAGCTGCTGCTGAAGGTAAACCACCGCCGCCTGTTGAGCCAGTTGGCCCGTCAAATGACAAGCTTCTCGAAGACTTAGGCAAGTTAAAAGATGACCTATTAACTTCGTCCGGCAAACCGCCCATGCCGAATACTCCGGCACGGAAAAAATACGATGAAATTCAAAGCGCTTACGACGAAATAGAACAACTCAAAGCGCAAAACGAAGAAATTTCAACGAAGCCCGGTGCAGACGTTGGTCGTTTAACAAAACTGCTGGGAAATAAATTATACGGTTCGTTAGAGAATCTACCTAAAGTTACAGTTAAAGAACTGTTTCAGAATTCGTTTGATGGTATTAAACCGCTTTTGGAATCGGGTGCCATTTCCGAAGGAAAAATTAATATCGGTGTTAACGAAGGAAATAGAACCATTGAAATGGTTGATAACGGCACGGGGATGGAGCCGAACATCCTTGCCACTAAGTTTTTAGAAATTGCCGGTACTCAAAAAGAAACCGAAAGTGCGTCTGGTGGTTTGGGTATTGCAAAGATGCAGTTTTTGTTTGGTAATAAAAATATTAAAGTCATTACTGTCCGTGATGGAAAAGTAAGCACGCTAGAGACTACTGGGCCTGATTTAGAAAAAGCGCTTAGCAATCCGGGTGTTGCCCCCAAAATTACGGTCGAATCGTGGGATGAAGCTGTAGCTAAAAACAAACAACTACAAAATTTATTTCCAGACAATTCCGGCACGTACGTAAAAGTTGGGGTTCCGGAAACATTTCATAATCTTGATACCGGTAAGGATGAGCCTATAGAACTTGATAATTGGGCGCATAGTTACCCCTCCCTGCGCACTAGCCCGTTATTTAGAAATGTTGATGTCAATTTTCATACGCTGCGCGATAAAGCTACTCTTTTTGGTGCCTTAACTGACCCCGCTAATAATTATTCATACTCAGAATCAATACCAGTAGGCAAGAACTTCCCTATTGATGAGCATTCACCCCTTACTACAGTTAAATTTGGTTGGGGTGACGCGGTTATGTATGTAACGCGAGAGCCGGAACAATATGAATGGAACCAAAGTAGAGTACATGTTTTATCTAATGGTATCTATCAATTTACACAAAAAATAGACAAAGGCCCTAAATATAATTTTTATCTTGACGTTCACCCTAAAGTTAGGGCAGAGGACCTAGGTTACCCATTTGACTTAAATCGTCAACGATTTTCTCCGGCGGTTGCTGGTGATTTTGATAAAATTTTTAATTATGTAAAACAGCTATACAACGTTTCAGACCTTCAAAGTAACGCTACAAATTACGGCACGGTTAGATATTTAGAACCTTCTGGGCCAACCCAGCCGGAAACACTTTCGCCCCCATTACCTGCTATGGAAGTACCCACGAATCTACTTCGTCCGGGCGACTCAATGGCTGTAATAAACGGTAAGCTGGAAATTAATGGGCGCCCAGTACCTGAAATAACCAGCGCGGAAGCGTCTAGTTTTAAGATTGACTTAAATACGCTAGTTATTCCACAGGACCAACTTCGTACTGATGCGCCGATTCTTAACGATAATCTTTTTGTTAAAAACGAAGGGCTTTCATTTACTGAATTAATGGAAGATAGTTTTGGCCCTAGGTTTTATAGCTATATGCGGGAATTGGGTGAAGCTTTTATGGAGCTTCGTGATGTAGTAGCTAAAGAAATGGGATACGATAAATACAATTCTTATAAAGAAGTATCACTTGATAAAGAAGTGATAGGTATTAGTTTTGATATAGAGTATCGTGGTGTCAGTACAAGAGTGCCTTTTTGGGGTATGTATCTAAACCCCGCCGCTGTTTCGTATGGGAATAAACTTTTTAGTGCCAGCGTTTCACCGGAACGAGCAGCTTCTGCTATGTTTGGTACTATGGTCCATGAACTTGCGCACCATGAAGTACGTAGCCATAATGAAGAATTTCCCGCAGAAATGCAAAAGATTTCTGCATTTTTAGCCGTTCCCAACAATACAGATTTTGATTTAGATGCATTTCTTAAAAATTTCAGGGGGCTTGTTGCGCGTAATTCTGACATTCAGTCAGAAATGGAACGAGTGTTTAATGAAGGAGTAAGTAATGACAATTTATCCCCTATTGGAAATCGCCTCAAAGAAGCTGGCTCCTACCAAACCACAGCTAGAGGCCCTGCTTCAGACTTGGGAAGTGATGGGTATACAGCAAGGAGCTACGAAAAATTACCTGAAGGACCTGCGGAAGGCGAGGGAAGTGCTGGCAAACAGCCAAGACCTAAACGAGTTCCTAAGCAAGCTAAAGTAACTCCTCCCGAACCATATCAAGCCTCTTCCAGAAGTGGTCGTGGGTTCTTCTCGCGTATATCTAAGAACTACACACAGTATCCAAAATGGAATGATGTAAGGCGGGAAGTATCCGCCCTCCTCCGTACTGCCCCCAGTAAAACTCGCCGTGCAGTTCTTGGTGCCCTGCCTAACTATCAGGTAATTGACCTTGCCGGTATGGAGTTTGACGTACTTGATGTGGAAAAAGGTAGACGTGGATTCCGCACAAAGCTGCCGCAGTTTGATGTACTTACCGCTAAGATTGGCGAGCTTGAAGCGCTGCGTAAGCGTATCGAAACCTCCGGGGCTAAAATTCTAGAGCGCAGTAAGTTAATGTATGCAAACAAACAGTTTGCTGAAGCCGTAGCGCTTGAAGAAAAAATTGAGTTGGAAGCCACCGCGTCAGAAGTTGACCCAGATACGGATACCTCAAATGCCTATCTAAATGGTCTTTGGGGTAAGTTAGGCAGATTGCCCGGTGGCGAACAAGCAAAGCAAATTTACCGCGACCGCCTCAAGTTCTATAAGGTTATGTTTAATAACGTCCGTACGTACATGGAAGGTGAAATGTATCGTACCTACCGGATGGCGGGTGAATCAGAAACGGCAGCAAAAACAAAAGCTAAAAGTTACGTAGAAAAGATTATGCCCGTAATCAAAGGGCCGTATTTCCACATGTTCCGCGTGGGTCAGTTTTGGTATCAGTACAACTTGCCTGATGTTGGTAAGGGCTTTGAGATGTTTGAGAGCGAGGCTGAGCGCAACGCTGAACTAGATATTGCCAAGGATGCCTATAGGGAAAAACTTAAAGAACAGGGTGTGAAAGAAAGCGAGATTGAAGCTAAGGTTGACGAAGCTTTCTTTGATGCTGGCAATGGGTTTAGCGAAGTATTTAATGACGCGATTGGTATGAAGATTGCGATGGACCGCGTCAAGGATATTGTCAGTAACAGTATTGATAAACAGTTAGAAAAGGTAAGCGCCAATCCGGATGCCGAAGCAGATGAGGCTCTGAACAAAGCTAAGACCGCTATTACTAATGAGCTTCAACAACTAATCCTGCAGCTTGCGCCTACTGGTAGCCTTCGTAAGATGTTTGCCCGTCGTAAGTTACGCGCCGGTGCCAACCCAGATATGCAGCGGTCTTTCGCGGATTCGGTGCTAAAGGTGTCTAACTTCTTCCCGAAGGTTGTATACGCAAAAGATATGTACGCAGCCCTGCGTTCGGCTAGAGAGTACGTAAAGTCGTCAACTTCCTCGGCAGAAGAGAAGGCTGTTGCTAAGGACTACATCAAAGAAATGGAGCTTAGGACGGACCAAGTTATGTCGCCGCCAAATCGTCCGCTCCCGGTACGGCTGTTTCAAACTCTTAATTTCTATCAGTATCTATCGTCTGTTGCTTCTTCAGTGTTTAACTTTGTAGGCGGCAATATACAAGCCGCATCTATTTTGTTTGGTGAGTATCCGGTATTAGGTATTCCCAAACTTATTCAATATAATTTTAAGCATCGTGCGGCTGTAGCAAAACAAGCACCGAACGGGTTGTTTTCTATTGGTATCGAATTTAACAAGAAACTAGACCCTGACATTAAAAAAGCTAGAGACCGCATGGTTGCGGAAAACGTGTTCAACGTATCCCAGATGTACGATGTGGCCACAACTGCTAATACTCCCAGCGACAAACAACAAGGGATTATCACAACTGGATTAAACGCAATTGCTGTCCCGTTCCATTTAAGTGAGCGACTCATGCGTGAGTCCGGTGCCTTAGCTCACTTTGACTTGTCGCATGAAAAATATCTGGACAAGAAAAACGCGGACGGGTCCAAAACGTTTGATGAAGAAGAAGCATTTGAACGCGCATATCAAGACGCCGTTAATTTTACCCGCCGTGCTTTTGGTGAACCTTCGACTCTGCAACGTGGTCGCTATTTTAAAGACTGGCGCGCCCTGCCCCTTCAGTTTAAGAGCTTTGTAGTACAACAGACCATATTCCAATATCAACTTTTAACTAAGGCTCTCCAGCTATCCGCGAAGAAAGAACGCGAGCGTATCGTAAAAGACCTCGGTGAAGACGCCGCTAAGGAATTTGATAAACAATCCGCTGAGATGCGTTGGCAGGCTATTCGTACTCTTTCTGCAATTGTTCTTCTGTCCTACGCCTTTACTGGATTGAAAGGCACGCCGTTCTGGTGGCTTATCTCCAAGATGATTGGGCTTATCCACGCGTTGTATTCAGATAATGACGAAGAAGTGCCATTTGACGCGGATAACTTCCTGATGAATTGGCTAGAAGAACATGTGCCTGAGCTTGGTGGGGCTACGATTGGCCGTGGCTGGGTGGCTAAAAAGCTAAATATCGCCACTGAAGGTAGGCTTGTTTATGACATCCCGTCATTGTGGGTATCTGAAGAAGGTAGCTCCGCCGCAAAAACCAACGTAGATGCAGTTAAGAATTTTATGCTGGGTATGTTGGGTCCCACTACTAGCTACTTTCAAGACTGGGCCGCAGCTATTGATTTGTGGAGTCAGGGTAAATACGAACGCGGTATAGAGATAGTTGTTCCTGCCGGTGTTCGTTCTTTGATGGTAGCTATCCGCGTTGCAAACGAAGGTGAAAAGACTAGGTCTGGTAAACAGCTTATTTCCAAGGATGAAGTTAACGAGGCGGATGTTCTTTATAAAGCTTTTGGGTTTGAGCCTGAAGATTGGAAACGCAAAAAGTCTACAATCTTTGAGGTAAAGTCTAAAGATATTGCTATTCGTGACCGCCGCCAAGAAATCCTTGACCAAGCATGGATGGCCTATCAAGAAACTGACCCAGAAATCAAAAAAGAATTAATGGATAAGGTCCTTAAACGCAAGGCTGACTTCAACGCGTTGTATGGTAGTTCACCTGCATATCGTCTACCCAACGATGCTATCCGGAAGACAATCAAATCTAGAGCTAAACAGCAAGCAATCGCTCAACGTCAAGGCGGCATTAATGTGGACCGCAAGGCATACCCAATGTTGGAAGGAATGGGTAGATATGGTAGGTTCCCGTCCGAGTTGGGCGAGGAAGAAGATGAAGACTAAGAAAAAGCCCCGCATTGCGCGGGGCTAAAAATCCAAAGAGACACCCATTGCGGGTGCGGGCAGTATACAACACTTTTTAATTAGTGCAAGACTTTACTCCATCCGCCATACGCGGACTCCTCGCACTCCGTCTTCAACCACCGCCTGCATAGTTACCTTGTAGCCTAAACGCCTACAAGCTTTTTTGACTTGGCGTTTTGCTTCTAATACATCAAGGCAAGGGACGAAGAACGAGGAATACGGGTGGAACTTAGCCCAATCAATCTCAAACATTATCTGGTGCAGTCTCATACGGTTCACTACGCAGTTTATCTACCGACACAATTCTATTGACGTACGCATCGGTATCGACAAACTCACCATTGTCGCAGTTAAATTCGTAGGCCCACACAGGCGGAGAAACAATCATCGTGCCTTTGGCCATGCGCTTCTTGACCTTATCCATGAACACGCCGTCTTCCTTCAACTTAAGCAACAATTCTTTCATGTTAGTTTGTTGCTTACCACAGAAGTTTTGAAGTGACTTAGCTGTGATGTAAAGACGTTTAGTGTCCGGCTCGATACGAACCATAAGTTCAAACCTAGGTTCCCTAATCGGTAACTGCTCCATGCCAGTGCGCTTGTCGGTGTTGTTGTTAACCACCAAGACGTTGTTGCGGTGAGCATTAAGGAACTCACCAATCACGCTAGATTGATTAGACAATGGCGGTGCGATTTGCAGTTTGAGATTCTTGAGATATTCAATTACCCACTTCATGATTCGCTTGGCGTCAATGCTAGTCAGATTAAGATGATTGGCAACAACTAAACCAGCGATGTTAGCTGAGGCTACTGCCGACCAATACCGTTCTCTGCTCTGCAATCCTGCGGCCTTATCAATTTCTTTTTGGATATGCTTGGCTAGTTCAGATACATCTTCTACGTGCCCTGCCAAGTACGTGAAGTAAATGTCCGCAGCAGTGCCGTAGTTGTCGTTTAGTTTGCCAAAAAGCGCGTCCGCTTCTTCTTTTGAGAAGAGGTTTGTAGGGTGAATTTCGTACTCCATAGTACGCATCATTTCCCCATCCGGCGATTCCTTGAGCAGATGCAGCTTGTCATAGAACGACGCGTTAGATGTGGACACCGTGATGTTTGCCCAAGTCAGGTTGATACGCTCTGTGTTTTCTGAGGAACGCAGACGGCCACGGTTCTTTCCGTTAGACGCAGCATAGGCAAAGTTAGAGAAATCCTCTGGCGATACGTTGGTAATTTCGTCGCATGTAAACGCAAGATTGTTCATCATTGCCATACGATTTAGCTTGAAGTTTGTTGTGTCGTTGAAGGTACACATCAAATCGGTGGGGTGCCCAACAAGCGAGTTAATGGCTTTAAGGATTGTGGTCTTACCCGTACCAGAGTCATCGCTGATTAGGTTAATAACGGCACCGCGAACGCCCATAAATTTAAGGATAGGTGAACCAAAGCACGAGCTAAACGCAAACGCATGCGGCTCAAGTCCGGGACGGTTGTATGTATCTATAACGCTACGCCATTCCTGCAGGGTGCCCTTGGGTTCCATCATCGACGCAACGTACTCCATAGAAGATGCGGGAGGGCTGTGCTTAATCGTGTCTGCGCCAATCTCTCGGTTGCCAACTACAAACCTACTATCTTCCTCAATCCAACCAAATTGCAGCTTCATTTTTTCTGCTTCCTTTTCAGTTATTAGTTTGTTACAGCAAGACACTATGTAGAACATAACAAGTTCCATTTGCGCTGCCGTCCCAACAATCCCCCTAAACGCTAGCCGTTCTTTTAGCTTGTTGGTTTGTGCCATATCTGACATAGGAACTGTGAATTCCACGATGCCATCAAGCGGAGTTTCAAGCCGCATGTACGCGCACATGCCCTTATCTGGGTCGCTCATACGCTTCAAGACAAAAAGGTTATGGGGGTAAACTTGTGTAGGACCTTCGTCTTCTTCGTCACGTGTCCATTTATAAATACCGCCGGTTTCTCCTACTACGAACGGATAGGGTAATTCTGGTATCTCATGGGATACGGTATGCACTAACTCGCCAACCGTTTCCTTAACAAGCATTTCTCTCTTATTAGATACCTTAATCTCAGCACCTAACTTAAGCGGAGTGCCTATCTTCTTGTGCGCACATCCACGACAACCTCCGGGGTTTTCTTCCTCAAACTTCCTACATGAAGTCCAGTGTTGTACTTGGTCTGCTTTCTTTTCCGTATTTTCAGGGGTGTAGTCTGCGTGTCCCTCTGAAACTGTGTGAATGGCTTGGTCTGCGTCCACACAGAATTTGGCTATAGATAAGGCATAGAACCATTGGTTGTAGGAAATGGTGTCTCTATTACGAATGATGTGTTCTAGTTGTGCGCACCCTGTACCCTGCTCGTTTTTTTGAAGAATAGTTGAGAACCGATACTGGGTGTTTGGGTCTACGTCAGTTGTGGGTCGGTTAAACCCACTGTGCGTTACCACACCCCCTGCGTCTTTTAGGATAGCCGCGAATGCGTCTATGTGTATATTCGATGCCATGTGCAGCACCGATACAGGTAGGGGTGGGTCTGTCTTAAAGTTAAGTGTATTTGGAACACGCAGGATTCTAGCTGCGTCCGCCGTAATAGCATGGTCTACGTTTAGCTTGTGCTTGGCACAAAGGGATTTAAGCTGCTCGGCTATCGGCTTCCATGCTGAACGGGGTAGCGTTTCATGTAACGTCCAATACACGTGGACACCACGACCCGAATTAACGATGGTCGGAGTGGGAAGCTTGAGCTTTGCACAAAAATCACTAAGTGCCTCAATCCCTTCGGCCTGACTTTCATATGGCTTCCCGTGCCCACAATCTATGTCAAGCCGAAAGGATTTAAAGTACGTAGCGTTTTCTATGTCACGTTTGCCAGATTCCTTAAACTTGGCGCAAGCAAAATAGACATCGTATTCATCACTAAGCAGGCGTTCTACTTCGCCCTCAACTTCGTCCAGCGTTTGCATGAACTTTTGTCGAGGTGCCCCATCTTTAAGACCAGTCACGCAGTACCAACCATCGGTTGGCAAAACCGCAGACAGAAAGTCTCTTGCCGACATTTTTTATCCCGACGTGATTTCGGCGTCGTATACACCCGCCTTTGTTAGTACATCTCGGATGCGCTCTTCTTGAGACTGCTTAGGGTTATTCCTGCCGCTGAACCAGTTGTACACCGTCATTTTGGAGACGGAAAAATACTCACTAATATCAGATACAGGAATATCCCTAGAGATGCAGTACCTACCAAGGAGTACACCGAGACTATTTCCATCAGCTTCCAAATTCGCATCAATGATGCGTTGGCTATAGCCTCGGTTATCCATATCACTCATCGTCGGTTTCGTCGTTCCGTGACACAAAGCGGTTAAGCACAGAGTTAAGGTCAGACTGAGTAGCTACCTCTGCCTTAGCCTTCTTAGCAGGGCGCTTGACCGGCTCTTCCACATAGTCCTCTTCTTCGTCTTCATGGACTTTCGGTTCAGCCTTGGGCTTCGGGGGAGCAATCTTCTGCACACCATCAACCTGCGCAACAGTCAAGCGGATAGCGTTGCTTGCCTCACGGCTCTTGCTAAGCTCTTCAAAAGCATCGTATTCATCTTCGTTAAGCAGCTTGACTGCCTTGAACACAAGCTTAGGAGTGTCGCTATGGTTGTCAAAACTCATCTCGGTAACAACTTGCGACATACCAATACCGTGACTGGCAACGTGCTTTGCATACTGGTCGAACGGCATGCCATCAGTGGTGCCCTTACCAAAGATAGACGTAGCTGCAAGCTTTACTTGATAGACGCCGCCGTGCGGGTCATTAGCGAGAGCCACAGCAATCCGACGAGCGAAACGGCAAGCCCGACCACCGTTATCGCCACTACCACTAATGTTATTGGGGCAATCAGCGCAGTTCTTATGTACCGGCTGCTCAACTCCGGCGTCGGGAGTAATACCGTTAGCTGACCAGCAATCGGGACCAGTGGCGTCCTTCTTAGGGTCATAACGGCTTGCGTAATATTCACGGGAGATTTCTTTTGCTGCATTGACGATAACGACTTGAAGTTCATCTTGATTGCTGGTTCCAATTTCTTCGCCAGCGACGACCATGCGGAAGCGACGACCACGGATAGAAATACGCTTATTCCCACCGGCAGTGTTACCAGCAATAGCCTTAGTAAAGTCATCGACCCCACGGCGGCGAATATGGTCAGGAATAGTAAGACCTTCAAAAAGCATGACATTGGTTCCCATTTGGGTAATTTCCTTTTATTTGCGGCGGACAACCCGAACTGCGTATGACTTGTCAATGTTCAAGCCCATCGGCAGTAGGTCGGGGTTTTCTTCGAGGAACAGCTTGATATTGCCTTGGTGAATCCGTTTCTCTAGCAGATTGAACGCGTTGTGTTCCTGCATAAAGTTGTAGAAAGATTCCCAATCATTAGTCCAAAAATTACTCTTGATGGACTTAACCACCGTACCGGCTTTGGTGCGGATGCTGTCGGCATTGGTGGAGTTACAGATTTCCATAAGCGCGTCACCAACTACTTTCAGTTCGGTTTCTAATCGCTTAAGGTTTTCTTGGTAGTCACGATACAGAGCATCCTTTTCGTCACGGATGGCAATGTAAGCTTCTACCAGAACATCGGTATTAACTTCCATGATGTCTCCTTTGGTTTCGGTTGAGGTCTTCATGCCTCTTGACCACCATACTAGCACATCATTTTACTGTGTCAAGGGGAAATTTCGCTTTTGTACAGGTCGGTGAGCTGCGAGTGATGGTCTAGTTTGCTGCTTAACATCGCATACAGCTTACGTTCAACCGCGCTACCTTGAATATGTACAATGGTCATGGCGTTCTTCTGACCCTTGCGGTTGATACGAGCGTTTGCCTGTAAGTAGGTCTCGATAGAGGTTACAGGCGAGTACCAGATAATCACATTCGCAGCGGTTAGCGTAACTCCGTGGGCTGCTGCTTGTGGCTGAATGATGAGTACCTTGGGGTTAGATTCGGTTTGGAACCGATTGAAGATTCTTGTTCTGCTCTGCGCACTGACATCACCAGAAATGATTTCGCTGGTAATGTTGTTTTTGTCTAAGTAGTCCTTCAACAGCAAGATAGTGTGGCGGAACGGGACAAAGACAAGAACTTTATGGGATGCCTCTTCAATAACTTCTACTACTGCACGTAGTCGGTTGCTTACATCAAACTCAACGATGGCTCCGGTATCTGTGTAGACGGCACCGCCTGAGATTTGAAGTAGCTTGTTTAGGTTTGTTGCAGCATTCGGAGTAGACACTTCCTCACCAGCCGCTGAAATAAGCATTTCTTTTTTGAGTTGTTTGTAATACTTGTCTTGCTGCGGAGATAGCGGAGCTTCGCGCTCAACATGGGTGACTTCTGGTAGGTCAAGACATTCTTCCTTGGTGAATCTAATGGCGGGCTGCAGGGTGGCGAACACTGTTTTGTTTGCTGTTGGCTTTGGTACCCATTTGAAGCGCGTGATGTTTTGCATAACCATGTCGCGATAAGCGCCAAAGAATCTGGGTACACGTTCAGGTACACACAACTTGGCTAGGCCGTACGCATCAGCAGGGGATTGGGCAGCGGGTGTGCCGGTCATCATCCACAACCAAGTTTTGTCTGTGATTAGACTCTTCATCACTTTCCAACGTCTGGTGTTGACGTTCTTGTAAGCGTTTGCTTCGTCAATAATAATTAAATCGAAACCGCCTGCGCGAATAGCGTCGGCTACAATTTCTACGCCGTCGTAGTTAATTACCACGTATTCGTATAGCCCTTCCAGAATACTCTTTCGCTTCTCGCGGCTACCATGCGCCACCGCAGCGTTTCTATGCGTAGCAAACTTAAACAAATCTGTATGCCATGCCGACTGCATGATTGACAACGGGCATATGATAAGTACTCGCTTTATAGCCCCAACGTTTAGAAGATAATCGGATGCCCATATCGCTGCAGCAGTTTTACCCGTGCCCTGTTCGTTAAAACAAAAGCTACGCGGGTTGAGGGTAAAGAAGGCTGCTGTTTCTTTTTGGTGGTCCATAGGCTTGAACTGCCCATTCCACGCGTAGTCCCGCATGATTGGTGAGGGCACGTTCTTAAACTTTAGCTTCGCTAAGGATTGCGCAGTTGACAAATCCCAATCTACTGCTACGACAGAAATATCATCCTTGGCCGAGCCTAGCTTCTTACTGCCGGTCACCGTTTCAGTAATTCGTTCTGGGTACCTAGTCCGTACCAGAAGCACTCTGTCTTTTACAATTTCCATTATTTTTTAGGCTTGTTTCTTTTGACGGTGTGGTCTGAGTTTCGGGAGAAAGACCGGTTCTTTGTGGGGGACTTGAGGCGAAGATTGCTGGGCGAGTTGGTGCCCCCTTTGGATAACGGGATAACGTGGTCGATGTCTTTACCGGCACGGTCTACTCCTTTCTTATCCATAGCGTACCTAGCGCGGGCGCGGGCAGCGCGCGGTTTCTTTTCGCCACGTGCTTCCTCCTGCTTCCATTCTTTTTTATATGGTCTGGGTTTGTTTACATACGGCATTTAATCCTCCTAATTTTTTCCGTGGTATTCACAGTCTTTTACAGGACAGTGGTTTCGACAAGTGAAATTCGGTTGAGGGTTCCAAACGCTATGTTCGTATGCTCTTTCTAGTCGTTGCAAATCACCAAACCAATTTGTCCACATTTCTTTCTGTCCATCCTTGAAAAACTCACACTGGATGAACTCTTTGGATACTACAAACAAAAGTCCAGCTTTGATGTGCTGGACCTTGGGGAAGTGCTTGAATACAGCCAGAGAAAGAATCTCTAGCTGCTTTGTGTCTGCGTATCTAGCTGACTTACCAGTCTTGTAGTCTACTAAAATTGCGCTCTCGCCGTCCACAATGAGCAAATCAGCAACCCCTCGCCACCATACGTCCTCGTCAAAAAACCCACAGGGTTCAATGGATTTAGTGAGGCCCATCTGATGTTCGCAAAGCTGGTCTCCAGATAGAGTCTTAAAAATATCCAAGTAATTCTTAACGAACGCAAACTGCGGCGGAATCGGTGTGCCATCTCTAACATATTCTTCTGCTGCCTTATGTAGTTCCTTGCCGTAGATAAGGTGCTGACCTTCTGGTTCTACAACATCCTTAGCAACTTTAAGCCGGTAGAACTTCCTAGGGCATTGTTGGAAAAGAGATAAAGAAGAGTAAGACCATTTGTATTTAGGTTGTTTTTCTTGTGTGTCATCAATCACTTGCAGTCCCCGTAAGATTTCGCGTAGCTAGCTTCGCACCCAAGCGGCAACCCTTCTGCCCAATCAGGTACCCACTGCATAGATTCGGTGACGTATTTGAGCGCAGCATCAGCTTCTTCTTTTGTAACCACGCACATTATTGAATCATGCACTGTCAATGCTACACGATACTTACGACTTATTCTAATCATTTGTTCGCCAATGATGCAGCGCGCCACAGCTTGACAAATGTTTTCTACAACCTTGCCGCCGTAAACGTATAGTTCTTCTTTGCGGCGCATGTAAACAAACTTATTTTCTTCTACCTCTCTCAGCCCTGTGTACTTAAGAGTCATACCGTTGGGCAAGAAAAAACCATGCTCTGGGTGCATATATACGGCGTCCTGTACACCAAATTTAGCAACAACCCCGTCAAGCATGCCGCGCAAACAACGGTTGCCATCCCTCCAAAGCGTGACTATTTGTGGGTTAGCGTCTCGGTAAACCTTGATAATCTTTTTACAAGTTGGGTTATCTAAATCATGGCCAAAGTTTTTTAGTTGTAGTTGGAACTTGTCCGCACCCATGCTGTAACCACAACCCAAGATTGTTGTTTTACCAACAAACCGCTCTCTTCCGTCTATTTCGTCTACTGGCTTATCATAAATCTTAGCCGCCATATCTTTGTAAACGTCTCGATTAGCAGCGAAACCATCCACTAGGTCCCACTGCCCCGCTAGCCAAGCAAGGACTCGCGCTTCAATCTGCGAAGAATCGGCGTTAATAATCACGTATCCTTCAGGTGCAATGATTGCCCGCTTGATAATGTTTGCGCCACGAGACGGTAAGTTTTGTAGGTTTAGGTCTCCGTCTCCACCCCATCTGCCTGTATGCGCGGCGTAGTATTTGAGTGGCACAGGGAGATTTCCACGTCTGGATATGTTTATCAATCGTTGGGTGCGAGTCTCTTCCAATGTTGATTTGTTGCCCAGTCTAGCTGAGACAAGTGCTTGAACGTATACATTGGGGTGCTGCATGAGCGCCTTGAATCCGTCATCAGATTTGGCAAACGCCCACGTCTCTTCGTTTGTCCTTGCACTTATTTTGGTTGGCGGGTCTACACCCAAAGTTTTAAGCGCCTCTGCAAACTTATTGTTTGACATCAAAGTTTCGCGGTCTACCTTGACTGCTTCCAACAGTTTGGTCTTGCGGTCTTTAACATCTTCCAAATGTTGCTCAAGCATAAGACAGTCAAGCTCTAACATTGGCTCCGAAAACATCTTGATAGTCAGATTGATAAGCTCAAGTTCTGAATGCGGGAACTTTGGTAATAGTTTCAGAAGAAGTTGATATGTCAGGTCAACGTCGTTGATACAGTATTTGCTGTATCTATGTAGTTCTTCGGGAGAAAAATCACGCCTTTTTTTCCCTAGCGCATTTAGTACTTCTGTGCCCTTCTCCCCCAGACCGTACCGTTCTGCAGCGGCTTTCAAACTGTTGCCTACTTCTGAACCATCTACTGCGCGAGCCATGCTAAGCGTATCCATCCAAACAAGGGGCTGTATACCAAACCGCCAAGAAAGAATCGCCGCATCAAACGCTGCGTTATGAGCAAGGGCTATTGATTCCGACCAGTTGTAGCTATCTAAAACCCTTTTCAAATGCTCGGGTTCTCCGGTGTACCACTCGGTGGGTTCGTCGTTTTGCTTTACGGCAAACCCAATTACTTCAAACTCATCACTACGAACGTATTCTTCCGTAGTTATTTTGGATAAGCTGAACTCACGAGAGTAGTACGTCTCGAAATCAATAGTTATAAGGTTCATGGTTAGAAAGGCACGTCCTTGTCGTGTTCACCATTAACAAGAAGCTCCAGCACAGAATTTTTAGTGCTAGTTAGGCTAATTTCGCGCAGTCGCCTATCTAGGATAAGTCTGTCTAACATGGGAAAGTTTCCATGTATAGCCAAGTCCAACCAACGCAATCCATTAGCTTGCCAGATTCTGCTAGATATTTTTGAGAAATCTTGAGGGTGCGTGTCCATACGTTTGAGAACTATCACCGTATGGTCTTTAAGTAGTGGGCGAAGCGCTGTCTCCACTAACCGCGTCAGGTTCATTCTCGTCCTTGGATAGATGCGTTATTAATCGGTCAAGGTACCACCGTGCTTTGCGGAGGTCTTCTATCTTGCCTTTGTTCTTCCATCGCCATGTGTATTTGATGATGTTGCCAGTACAGACTGCTTCAATGCCGGTAAGCCCAATAGTTGCAGAGGCAATAGCATCAATACACTCAATCGTACCAGCATTATAGTGCATCGGATGGTCTACTGGGTCACTCATTTTTGCGCCAGCCTGTAGCAAATGTTGCGCACGTTGTACTCAGAAAAGTCTACAAGTTCCTTCTGCCCTTTAACTTGGGTTTGCTCGTACTTGAGAGTTACTTCCTGCACATTGTTGTAGTTGTTGTAGAGTTTGTAAATGGTTACAGTACGGCCAGACGGCATCATGTATCGTTGGCCAACTTCCAAAGCTTCGGTCGGTTGAGTAAGTCGCATGAGTCTCTCGTTATGATTTTTGAATTTGTGTGGGGAAACAATAGTAGTCGCCGGGGTTAATAATTTCTTGCATCTTGCGTTCGTCTTGGCACTCTTCTAATGTTTCAAATACATCCATGTACATCCAATGCCCACTGCTGAATAACAATAGATTAAACCAGATGTACATGATAGCTCCTACTTTTTCACTAGAACTTCTAGTGCTTGGATAGTGGCCTCTAGCTTCGCAATGTAACGGTCTTTTTCTTTAAGTTCTTCTTCGTATTTTTCAAAAATACGATTGCGTTGCTCATGTTCTCGGTTCATCAAACGAATAAGCTCTTGGCTAATGTCAAACTGACGTTGCATAAAATCAGACATCACGCATCCTCCGGCTGTCCCATCTCCAGAATTTGTGCTTTGGCAAGTTCAAGCGCCCACAAAATGTCTGGACCACGGGTAATGGTTGAGTGAAGAGCGAGTTCTCCATTCTCATCAAAACAAATAATGATTACATCTTCTGCCGTTTGTGCCTCGGCAAGGGCGTACTCAACTCTGCTCATTTCGGTGCTTCTCCACAAACTGTTCCATACGCCAAATAAGTTCTTCCTTCATCCAGTCACAAGCAGCGTCCCAGATGTCGTTAGGGTTGTGTGTCTTACCGTTATTCTCAAACCACCACTGCTCAAATGCCTTCCGGCGGCTCTCGTTCATGGTCTTCCTCCATCAGTTTAGCGGTGTCCTCCGCTAGTTTAATGGCTTCATTAAGTATCGCGTTGAACCCACGCTCCATCAAATACTGACGGCCTTCCTCATCAACTTCAAGACTAACCATTAAACCTTCTTTGGTTTCATAACAACTAATAACATCAAACTTCATCTTCCCCTCCTTCGATGAGGTCCTTCAAACCCTTCGCCTTTTCTTCACCGGCAAAGTACTCAAATATAACCCACAGTGCTTCCCTAAGTTTGTTGTTCCATTCGACATCGTCTGGGTGCAAAGAAGTAAAATCACTGTAAGTGTACAAAATATGGTCTTCTAAAGTTTTAACCATAATTAAATCAAACGCGTCGTCATCTATCTCAACAGTTACTTGCATTTTCATTCCCCTTGGTTAATTTATTTTGCCGCCTTTTTATAAGCATTGCGCATAGCTTCAATGTATCTCTGTACAGCCTTGGTAAATCCCCACGGTTTCGAGAAAGAATCATGTGCGCACAAGCCTCATGCTCCGCAGCGGCGACCAGTTTGGCAAAGCGAATTAGTTTATCTAAGGCCGAGAACTCAACTGAACCACCTTCATTGCTTAATCCAGCCTCCCGTGCCATACAAATGATGTCATAGCGGTTCATTCAGAAACTCCTTAACCATGAACCAAACCGTTAATGTAGCAACTAAGCAGCCAAGAAGCATGATGTAAAGAATCATCCAAATTAGTACGTCTAACGTAGTCATATCTCCTTCTCTCCTTGGTGCCAGAGGCCGGAATCGAACCGGCACAACCTGTTATGGTCGGCAGATTTTAAGTCTGCTGTGTCTACCGATTTCACCACTCTGGCTTTTGGTTATTCTTTGACGAACGCGCCGCCGCTTACTACCTTGCCCTTGCGGTCCTTGATTTCGTTGTATGCGTGGGCCAAGCACTTGGTCACGTCCATGTTCCACATCTGACAATAAATAATCAGACATACAATAACATCACCTACACCGTCTATCCTACCCTCGTTGTTAGCTTTTAGCTCCGCGCTTGCTAACTCACCAAGTTCTTCAACAGCTTTTAACAATTGCGCTTGTGGGGTCGAGTACGCAGTAATGTCACGGGCAAATGCCCACTCTCGTACCCGCTGCTCCAATTCTTCAAATGTCATTTAATTCACCCTAAAGATAGTCTGGTAAGTAATCAAAGTCAGGGTCCATCCAAGAGTCTTGTAATTCTCGCATTTCCCTGAGTTCTTCTATTCTACGTCTAGCGTTAGCAACTTTGGGCGTAGCAGATGTCTTTTTTGCTACTTTTTTTATTGTTGGTGTTTTTGGTTTGGGTTCAGGCGGGGGTTTAGGTGCTGCTTTGGGTTGTTGTTTGAGAAGATTTAATTCATCCAAAGCTATTTCATTAGTAGAAAACCTATGCCCACAAGCTACGCATTCTCGCCTTCTTCTAATTCCTCGGCGTTCGATGACTTTTGTTCCAGCGGAACATTTTGTGCATTGCATTTGTCGGTCAACTCTTTTTGTAGTGGCAACCTACCGAAAATAAATCCATCTTCATCAGTGGCAAATACTATCTCTGGGTTTTCGCACTTACCCTCGTTTAGCATACGTTCTTTGTATTCCGGTGTGCAGTCTTCGCACACAGAAGATTTTTTGTTTATCGCAGACGTACGTGCTGCATCTTTCCACAAAACAAAATCTTTTACTTTATCAACCGGCCAGCACTTTGGTAGTTTGCTAGCAAAAGTAACTTCTTTTTTGTTTCTAGTCATAGATAGGACTCGCCCATAGTTTTGTTGACACTTGTTCTGCGTGATATTGGTCGTGCCATTCCCGCCATGAAAAACCTTTGTGTATTGGTTTATCTGGGGACACACAGAAGTAGTCGTAGTCAATAGCATAAACGGAGGGGTTTTCTAAGGTAGTAGCTTTGTATCTACTTTCTTGTACTTCCCCCTCCTCCATGCCCAAAGTCGCTGCAATAACAGAGATTTGATTTGGTTTCATTTCATAAATCAGTTTTGGGCTGCGGCCTAACGTCTCACCAGTTCCCTGCTTTGTCGGACTCATTCGCTGCCCAAGCACGAAGTTGACGAGCCGCCACAATCATTTCATTAGTCATCTCGGGAACATTGTCTACCTTCTTGTGCAAACATAGGTCGTGGAGTTCTTGGCACATCTTGTCCATCTTCAGCAGGATTGGGGCATAGTCGAACAGTTCATCATGGGCGAGGTTAGTTTGCATTTACAAGTTCCTTTATAAGCAAGTCAAGTTCATCTAGGTTTGTTTCCCGCACAACCAATGCGCGCCCCAAAGAGTCGATTATGCGCTGAAGTTCCCGCTGTTGTAGTGCTGTCGGATTGTTGTCGCCAGCCTTACATTCAATCCCCACGAAACGCCCCCTGACACAGGCAATGACATCAGGGATGCCGCTCCGTCCATACCCACCAGTAGCGGGATAGAAGAAGTAGACATTGTGTTTCTTGAGAATTGCGGAAACTTTAGCCTTGACTCGGCTTTCTGGAGTCGCCATTGGGTGTCTCGTTGTTGTCGTTATGGGCCTACACTACGCGGCCAACCGTCCGATGTCAATACCCCAAAGGCACAAATCGACATCAATGTCGAAATGTTCCAGACGTAAAAAAACCGCCCGAAGGCGGTCAGAAATGCAAAGGCCACCCGAAGGTGGCCTATGTGGGGGTTAGCAGATTCCGCGCCCCCGCGCGGTATTGGAGAGTCGGGCTTGTTTTTTAGCCCCCCAGTTCATAGCAACATCTGCTAGGCACCTATGCCGTGGGGAATGATTACAGTCATCAGTAGAGCGCAGCTTCCGCACCTACCGATTTAATACTAGCCACTTGCTTTTCCTTTTTCAAGCGGGGTTGGACTACCAACCTGAGGCCGCACTTGCCATTTAGATACTGTTCAGCCTCTTTGCGTATATAAAACTTACGCAGAGCGCCGTCATCGTCGTGGACTTCAAACCGTGGTTGTGTCTTCACTTGTTTCGTTCTCCACAAATTGCTTTCGATAGATAAAAAACAGATAGTTTTCGTCGCTGCTTTGTACCTTAATGCCGATGTTCGGTATTGCATGGTCGGTCTCCGCTAGTGTGAGCGTAGCAATCTTTTCCTTCACCCAATCCGGCGCACTCTCCAAATTATGATAGTCCGTCATATTTGCGCACACGTTGTGTTTTGTGATGTTTGAGTATGCAAAGCGAACGACTGGAATCAAGCTAGTGCCGTCAGGTATCTTCTCACCTTCTTTTTGCAGGATAGTCTCAAACAATCGGATGCCGCCGTTACGCAATCTAATCGCAAACGCTGCGTCACCGTTACCTACTGCTTCGGGGAAATCTTTTCTAACCTTTTTGAGAATACTAAACTTACGAGCGGCGGGGAATAGTTCTTCCGTAACACTAAAGTTCAAAGCCTTTGGTATATCCGCAAAGGTTAGCTTGTCAAGGCCGACGATTTTGTTGTCCTCGAAAGTCAAAGTTTCAGCCAGCCATTCCGCAAGCCCATGCGATTTAATTGATACGCACCGTTGCATAACGTGTTCTGCGCTGTCGGTTGCAGAATCAATTTTTCGATACAGCGAGTTAAGTGTTTCGGTAAGCATCTTGTCTATGCTTGGCTTAAACATCAGCTTCTTGGCATGGCGAACCGCTGCGTTCAAATCGGTGGTGATTATCTTGCTGCGATTACCGCGACGCTTGTTGACATTGGGCGAGCCGATACCAAAGGCGGGGTCAACGTGTCCTTCGGCGTTAGCTTTGCCGTATTGTCTGCCGTAATCAATAGTGCCGACGAAATCTACCCCATCGAATATCTTAAACCCATCAGTCACAGACTCACAGCCGTATTCAGTAGTGCCGTTGTCACTCTCAAAGATAAAGTCAGAGTTTTGCTTCAGCAGTTTATTAACTGCAAGGTCAAGCATGGGGTGCATACGGTTAGTGTTACGTGCGAGTTTGATACGGTTGCTAGATGACATTTTCACTTCTCCGTTGTTGGTAAATGTTTACTTCAGAATTGAAACTTTGAAAGAATCTCGTCCACCTTGGACTTAACTTCGGTACGCATATCGGTGTCATGTCGCATATCCTGCGAGTCCAAGCCAAAGATTGCGTCAGCAAGTTCCCTACGTGCGGCTTCAAGTTTCGGGTCGCCGGTCAAGTTCATGTGCTTGAGTAGGTCACACAGTTCTTGCGCATTGCTCATAAGCGAATCCCGAAACACCGTCTTCGTTCCAGTATCCGAAACTTGGAGTCGGTCACTCAAATGCGTGAGGCAGTTGTGCAGTCGTTGCCAACACTCCGACATAGCCTCACTGATGCGAGAGTCGAACGCTTCCTGAAACTGCTTGACAAGTTCTTCGTTTGCCTTAGTGCCAATGTCTACGCGGAAATCACCCGAGACTGGTACTGGAGAAATAGCAAACGCGAACGCAAACTTCTTCTTGACTTCCTCCGCGCTTGGGTACTCGCTGCGGTCAAACATCTCGCCAAGGTTCATCGCAGCAGCAGACACCATCTCGTCGTACCGATTGAGGAAATCATCTACCATGCCCTCATATTCGGTGCGGTGCTTGTCTAGCTGCGCCATGTAATCAAAAAACTTGGACGACGGAAGCAATCGCAGGCCTTGGTCATTCCACGGTAGGGTTACTTGTACGTTCCAGCTACGGATACGCGCCGCGCACTTAGTAATATCATGCAACAACCGAGTGCCAGCCATCAGGTCTTTCTCGTACTTACCGCCTCGTGCCTGCGTCTTTTTCGCAATGTCAACTTCCTCGCTAACCTTGCGGTCTGTCTTGCTTGCGCCCCATACCTTGACGGACAGTTCAATTAACATCGCGCTCGAAGCAATGCTAATGTGTTCGCTTTGCGGTTCGAATCCCTGTGTGTTCATTTGTCATCTCCTTGGTACACATCGACATTGGTGTCGATTTGTTCTTGCTTCTTAGCCTTTTGGTATTCAAGGCAAATGTGTAGAACCACTTGCGCGTAAGACGGCGCAAACCCTAGCTGCTTCATCAACTCCCCACGAACCTCGTCCAGAACTGCAACTGCATCTGGGGATACGCTCAGGCCCACGCGGCCATCATGTCTGCCTTGTCTCATTTCATTATTCCTTGTCAACGTAAACGGAAACACCATAAGAAGGAACGAACGATTCGTTCCCCACCACACACCACAACACAGGCACTCCCAACTGCTCAAATGCAGAGCCGCCGTCCTCGTTGTAGAAGTAGCCGTCAGTAAGCATCACAACTGCGACCACATCCTCGACTACATCCTTGTTCGCACCGTCTGCCATCCACACAGGGACACATACAGGGTTAGTACCGCCGCCTCCCGCAGGTTTGGTAGATGATGCGATTTGGTGCATATCTTCTTTGCCGTACTGTTCCACCGATGCAACTTCGGTATCCCAATACAGCAGGATGATTCCGTCGGGCTTTACTTCGTCTGCAATGTAAGTCAACTCACCGAGGAACCTACCCAACAGCGTATCACCAATAGAACCGCTTGTGTCGAGACCAACCAAAACTTTTCCAACTTTTTGCGCGATGGTAGTCGGTAGGAAAATGTCTACGCCTACGAACCGCTTGTGGAAACGCTTGAAGGTTGCATCGTCGTGGCCCTTGCACGTGGCTTTCACAAAGTCACGCAGTACATCTTCCCACTTGACCTTGGGTGCGAGAAGTTTCTTGATGTCACGCGACACATCACCGTTCAGCTTGCCAGCCAACTGCGCACCCTGCCGCAATGCGCCGTCAATCTTCTCGCGCAGCTCGTCCTCTTGTTCTGGCGTCAAAGCCTTGGCTTCATCCCACCCATGCTCGTCAAACTGCTTTTTAAGCAATTCGCCAAAACTATTTGGTTTATTTTGACCATCGGGTGATACGACATCCCATCCCTCGCTAGTTCCCTGCCCATCTTCAAGGCCGTTGTCCTCATAGATTTTGTTGAACACTTGCTTGGCGTCCATGTCCCGATACTGCTCGTCATAGCAACCGAGTAGCTCGCCGTTCTCATCAGTAGGGAACTCGACTTCATTCCCATGCGGGTCCATGTCAACGATTTGCAGATTGATAACAAAATCACAAGCCATGTTCGCCACTTGCGGGTGACGCTCGTACAGACTACGCCACACAATCGTGTGCCGATACGCCATGTGCATAAGCTCGTGGATAAGCACAAACAACAACTGCTTGTCATTGAGGACGCGGATAAACTCACGGCCCAGCTTGATGTTGATGCCATCGGTGTATGCAGTCGGGTGGTCATCGACTACTTCAATAGTTCCGACCATGAGCAAACCGGAAAACAGAATCCAGCGATGGCTGCTCAGTACCTTATAGATAACGCGCTCGACGCGCTGCTCTTCGGTCAGGTTGTTACCAAAATTTACTGCACCCATTTCGTCTCTCCTTGTTCTTGTAAAAGTTCTACTGCTTCGTCGTAGCTATCTCTGATAGCGTCATAAGTAGACGCCAATCCCCTGACAAATAGCTCTCTAGATATTCCTGCTTGTACTGCGTACATACCGGCAAGCGTTGTGCTTGCAATTATTGCGACCACGTGTGCAGACACAGGGTTACCCGCGTCATCTAAGACTTCGGCCTCAGACTCAGATAGGTTTTTAATTGCTGTGTTGGCGGCGACAATCATCGCCGCTATCATTTCTTTCTCGTTCATCACTCTTTCCTTTGTTGTTGGAACACATCGACACCAATGTCGATGTGTTCCGTTGGGGGTCAAAACAAGTAAGCGTTGTCACGCGCCCACGTAACAAACGCGCTGCTACTGAACAGGACATCTTTCTTCTGCGGGTTCTTGCTTGCAGTCAAACAGAAGATGGACTGGAGTTCCTTCGGGCAACGCTTGAGATACTCAAACCATTTGCCGATGTTCTTGTTGTCGATACGCATAACCGCACCGAACGCCATGATGCAAAGCGCAGACACGTGCTTCGGCACAGGTGCAGTCGAGGGGTTAGCAATAACTTCAGCCCACGGTGTAAGTTCATCTGCCATCTGGATGTAGGCCACCATGTCACGCGCACCCGAATAGCCGATGGTTCCCTCTAGTGCAGTAATCAATGCGTTGGTCGTGTACTTGTCACGGTTACGCACAATCGTCGATGCACCAGCAACAGAACGCGGCGAACAGAACGCAGCTTGCGGACGCTTGGGGTTGTAGTTGTAATGGTTGTCAGCTTGCGCGGCGTCCTTGTAGCTTTGGAAGATTTGCGGAGTCTCACGCGCCCATGCCATAACTTCCGGCACGATGTCGTTGTGTACCGCCCAATCGTCAATCCATTCTTGCGTAGTGGGGTTCTTGATTGGCAATTCAGTCAAGCGATTGCGGCTGTGTGCTTTCATCACATCGCCAACACCATCACCGCTAAAGTTACCCGCAGTAATTACAACAGAATCAGGATGTATGGTTAGCCCACCGATACGGCGCGGGTGCGTCAGCACAGGGTGCAGGGTGTTCTTCACGCCATTCTCGCCCTTGGTAAACTCGTCAAGGAAAATGCAAAGCGGCTCGTCCAGATGGAATCCCCAGAACTCGTTGGGGTAGAACTGTGTGGTGCGCGTCTGATGGTTGGGCATGGGGATGCCGATGTCGCCAATCTCTAGGTTAGGTACGTCCATGTAGATAGGCTTCATGTTAAGGCGCTCGGCGATAACCTTGTGCATCGCGGTCTTACCGATACCCGGCGTGCCGACTAAGTGAAAGGTATTGCGCGGGTTGGCGCAGATAAGGTCAACCGCTTCTTTGAGAGTGACGGCGCCGTTGGTTGCGACTTGTGACATTGCGAGTTCTCCTGAATAGATAGTAGATAAGACGTTGGATTAATTGCTAACTTCACTGCTGCTAACTTCATTGCTGCCACACATCGACATTGCTGTCGATTTGTTCTGTACCTTCTTATATTCGGTGAAGGCGTTTACGAAGATAAAGTTTTGGTTGCGCGAGTTCTTAGCCTCTTTCTCGGCGGGCTTGAATATCCTGTCGGCGTAGCAAATCTTTATCGTTTCTTCCAATAATTCATACATACTGTCATTGCGACACTTAGCAAGCTCGGGTGCTACACCGCGTAAATCAGGCCATGCATATGCAATACCACGTGGCCCACTAAAGATGGTAATGATGTGCGCCTTCAGCCACTCAGTCGGGTCGTTGCCTTGCATCATCTGCAATAGCTTGTTCGCGTTCATGCCAAGCTGCGCTGAATCATTCTCAAGAATAGCTGGCAGTCCGTTGAACGGTTGCTTGGTCAGGTAACTTAGCGTCGCCGTGTTTGCCCTATGGATTTGCGACATCCTGATTGAGTGCGCTCGATGACAGATTGCCATGATGAAATGCTCAACCAAATAATCTTCCGTAATCTGTCTGCTCCAGTAAGGATGGTCGGAACCCTCAAACAACTTACGCAATTCGGGCACGATGTTTGGCAGTTCTGAAGTTGGCGTGTCTGGTGGTATTCCCAAAACCTCAAGACCAACGCGCCGCATATCGCCGTTGTCGTATTGCCGCATTGCATTAAGTGTTTGACAGTAGTCCATGAACGGCGCGATGGTTGGTGTAACTTCCTTGCATACCTTTTGCCATTCCTTCTTGTCCATGTGCCAGTTGCAGTAATGCTCACCTTCCACGGTAAGAATGTGTGTGCCGCCGTGGTTGCTGTTGAACACCGACGATAGGGTGTTGAGGTTGATAACCAGCGGGTCAGTCGAGCCGATGATGTACTTGTCGGTTACAGGGTATTGTGCAAACTCTAGTGACGAACGCGCGTGGGCGTTAGCCTCGACGAATATCATCTTGCCTCTGTCGATATACACCGTGCCGTAGTCCGACGGCAGAATCCTGTCTATGAACGCAGCAGTACTTGGGGTTATCCAACCGTTGTGTTTGAGAAGAATGGTGTCGGTCTGCTTGTGAAACGTAACACACGCCGAACCGTAGAGAACGCACTCGATGTTCTCGTCCTTGTCCATGCGCAGTTCCAAGTGTTTATATCTACGCGCACCGATGGGCCGAATCTCAGGGTTGCTGCCACGAATAGGCTTGGTGTCCTGATACCGTTTATATGCCTCGTTGTATGTACGTATATTTGGTATGAAAGCTCCAGATAGCGGGTGGTTGCCGTAGCTGTTGTGGTATCCCATGTCATGCCTCCATCATCATGTCTTGCCGAATCTTCTTCAGCAAACTGTCGATTAGTTTGTTTCGGGTTTGCAGCCAGCGGATGCGGTGCAGCCTCTCGTAATGCTCGGCGGTTCCTGTCATCAGGCCATTGAGTTCCGTGCTGTTGCTGCGTCGTTCGGAGTCAAGGCAATCTTCAATCAGCGCAAGCTCCGCGTAGTTAAAAACTTTCTCAACCATCTCACACCCCCACTCGATAGCAGACGTACGCATCAACACCCATGCTGCTAGACGCGTGACAGTCCAAGGCTTTTAGTTGCCAGTCAACACCGATGTTAATAAGTGACAGAATCACCAGAACAGTAAACACCACACCAACCATCAGGCCCGTGTAGAAGTTATCTTCGTCAATCATCTCAGTCTCCCCATGCGCCAAACGCTTTGGCGATTTGCACAACCACCACAACGATGGCCGTGATAGCTACGAAATACACAAGGCGTTGCTCTGCCTTGCTCGGCTTGTTCTCATCCTGCTCGTCGTACAGTTTCACGTTTTTTCCCCTTGGCCTCTAACACATACTTGATGTATGTCTGGTTGTTCTCAGCTAGTAACCGCTTGCGTTTGTTCTCGTCGGCGATTGCAGCTTTGCGTTGGTGAAAGTTCCTGATGTGGTTGTGGTCATCAGTCACCATCCTTGGCCTCCCGCTTTGCTGCCTTGGCGTTGCGCATCTTCTGCATACGCTCGTAGTCGCGTACCCTGCGCTCGTATTCGGTTTTGGGAATGGCCATGCGAACGGATACGAACATGGTCTCGCCGTTGTCCCCTGCTTTAAGCACAGTCCAGTCTTGCTTGGTGTACTTCCAATCAATCTCGCCTACGTGTTGTGCGGCGGTCATAAGCGCGTAGCGGTGTGCCCTTCTTGCCATTGCTTGTGTGTATGCGTGGTGCGGCACGTCGGTGGCGTGGGATTGGTTGTGTTGGAACAGTTCGACTTCGGTGTCGATTTGTTCCCAATTGGTTTGCTTGGTCATTCTCAGTCTCCCTTGGTCTCGGTGGTGTTGAGGGCGTGTTCGATAGCACGGATTAGGATTGGTACGTTGCGCTCACGCGGATGTATAAGGTGTTGTTGCAGTTGAACCGCAAGATTGCGGAATAGGTTGATGTGTTGCTTGCGTGTGTCGAGCAGATGCAGGACTCGGTTTAGTTTCTCGTTGGCCTCCTTGGTCTTTGTGGTTAGCTCGCGTAGTTGCAGGATGTGGTTGGTGATGTCAACGGTGGGTTGTTCTGTCTGGAACATTTCGACACTCCTGTCGTTTTGTGCCACATGGGTGGCGGGTTGATGAAGGTAGAACACAGGACGATTCCCAACGTGTCCTTCGGACATTGTATCACATTCCCACGCGTTTGTCAAATAGTTGTGCTGTCCTATAAGTCTAATTGTTCCAATTGTTCCATGGGATGTGTGTAGCTATGGAACAAAATAAAATCCCACTAAGTTTATGGTTTGATTTGTTCCAGGGGGAACATTAGGGTACGTGGGATGGAACAATAGGGTGTCGATGGTGGGGCGCGCGTAAGTGGTTCATTTTATTATTATTTATTAAAAAATATAGATAGAGAGAGAGGTATTGTTCCAATGTTCCACGTTTTTTCGAAAATGTACCCTCGTGCGGGAAAATTTTTATTTCCTGCAAAATACCTTCGACAGAATAATTTTCTCCAGAATATGCTCATACTCTCCGAAAAACGTGGAACATTGGAACATTCCTTTATAATCAACGACTTAACTTGGAACAATGCTTGGAACATTTGGAACAAAAGGCCTGTTTATGGAACAATTCGAAATCCTACAGAATCCAATGGAACAATTCGACACCGATGTCGTTCTGTTCCAACACCGAATTCGAGCGCACAGTACGCGCGTGGGCTGCGGCGTCTTTCTCACCAGTTCCCTCCGGTCACTCACTGCGCGAGGGCAATAAAAAACCCCCGCCGTAGCGGGGGTCGTGGTGCGGGTGAATCAGGCCTTTGGCAGCATCGCCCTGATGGCCTCAAGTACTTTCCGATTGTCGGCGTTCCATTGCAGCGCGACTACGGCCTCGCGTACCTCTTTGCGCAGCGCGACAAATGATTCCTGCGCCTCTTTGGTCTCGGCCTTAACCTGCGATGCAATTGCCTTGTGCAACATCTGAACCTCTTTGATTGCCTCCGCAGTACCCGCCTCTAATAGCGCCTTTGCCTTTTGCGCCAGTACTGCGCGCGGCTCCGCTGCGAGCGCCTCTACCTTCTTTGCATCATCCTCGCGCCCCTTGGCGACCCGTTCGGCCTTACCCTTCGCCTTAGGTTTAGCCAGCCCGCAGCGCGACGCCAGCAAATCGGCGAATCGTTCCCAACCCTTCTGCGGGTCGTCCAAGGGCGACTCTGCAATCCAAGCCTCGCGATAGGCTTCCCACTGCGCATACGTGGGCGTGTCACCCAGTGTGCGCGCTGCGTCATCAATGACTACGTAAATGGCCTTTTCGCCCTTTGCGAACGCCTGCGCCTGTACTTTGGCATTAGCCGTGATATCAGCAAAGGGATTGACAACGCCTGCGGCGTTGAGGATGGATTCGGGCTGGCCCGACGACTTGGTGATTGCGCTCATGATGTACCCTCCTATGGGTGTTGAGTGGCGACGACCGCCACAACGTCATCCTACAGAATCCTACAACAGGTAGCGTGAATCTTTTGTTACAAGTCGCGCGGTACACTTCGACATCGGTGTCGATTTGTTCCACCCAATAATGCAAATGATTGTCATTCTCATTACCGTCGACCCCACCGGCCCCCGACCCCCCAAAAACGATTCGATGGAACCGGCGGCCTATTTTCACAATAATTTGCGCTGTCAAAGACCACATTTTGAAAAGACCCCCCCATAGGAGTCCCAACCTCCTCCTAATCCCACCCCCCATATATAAAAACACCCCCCTATAGGAGTCCCAACCTCCTAATCAAAAATATCATTGCAAAATAAAAAATAAGCTTTATAATCCGCATCCATGAGTACGAGCTACGAAAAGTACGGTAAAAAATATTACAAAGAGAACCGCGAAAAGTGCGTGGAGCGGAATCGTGCGTACCAAATAAAGCAGAAGCAGAAATGGTGGGATTTCAAAAAAACGTTGAAATGTGAACGCTGTGGAGAAAACCACCCCGCGTGCATTGACTTTCACCACATTAACCGCAACGACCCAGATAAGAAGCACGTAAGTAAACTCATACAAAATCGGCTGTATGCCCAAGCGTATAGAGAAGTAAAAAAGTGCGTCGTGGTGTGCGCTAACTGCCACCGAAAGATTCACTGGGATGAACGGCAAGAAGAGCTGAACAAATGATTGAGAAAGCCGCCGACGTTGCGCACCACAAAATCGAACCTGACTTCGACCACCCTATTCCTGCAAACCCTACGGACAAAGAGCCGCGCGACCCCCAAGAGAAGGTCAAGGTTAGTGCCACAACGGCGCGCCTTTTGGGTGAATTGGGAATGCCTTTAGATATGACTATGGCGGAAGCCGCCGAGGCGCAAGACTTATTTGCCGGTCATCCAGAACAAGAACCCGGAGATGTCTATAAGCAGGGCGTGGCTGTGCGCCTGTCGGCGCTGTTGAATGTGTACGACAAGCAAATCGTAGATGACGCGGTACAGCTTCGGCATTACATCACTAACCGGCTAATTGAAATCTCTTCATGCGGCACCGTTAAAGATGAGCTACGGGCTTTGGAGCTGCTGGGTAAGATTAGTGACGTTGGTTTGTTTACCGAGAAGCAGGAAATCACAGTTACGCACCGCACTAGCGAAGAGCTGGAACATGCAATTAAGGAGCGTGTCAAGCGACTTATTCACAGCAATATTATCGACGTTACCCCAGAAGATACTGAACTGGACGAACTAAAGAACCAAGTCCAAGAAGAAGAAAATACAAATGACGATTCAGACCCTAACTGAAGAGGAAATCAATGCGTTTCTAAAGCTGCTTCCGGTTATGTCGGATGGAGAGAAGCGCGACTTTCTTGAGAAGTTAGACCACTACGAGAAGGTAAAAGATAAAGAGCTGTCAAAGAACAACTTCCTGCACTTCGTGCAAAAGGTTTGGCCTACGTTTATCCACGGAGCGCATCATGCAAAAATGGCCAGAGCATTCGAGAGAGTGGCAAAAGGAGAAATTAAACGCCTTATCATCAACATGCCCCCACGTCATACGAAATCGGAATTTGCGTCGTACCTGCTTCCCGCCTGGTTTTTGGGTAATTTCCCACAGAAAAAGGTTATCCAGACTTCACACACGGCAGAGTTGGCTGTTGGTTTTGGTCGTAAAGTCCGTAACTTGGTGGATAAAGAAGAGTATCGAAAGATATTTGAGGGCGTTGAGTTGCAAGCTGATTCAAAGGCCGCTGGTCGCTGGGCTACTAATGGAGGCGGAGAGTACTTTGCAATTGGTGTGGGCGGTGCAGTTACTGGTAAAGGTGCTGACCTACTGATTATTGACGACCCGCACAGCGAACAAGAGGCCACATTGGCCGAAGTAAACCCTGAAGTCTATGACAAAACCTATGAGTGGTACACATCTGGCCCACGGCAGCGGCTTCAACCGGGTGGTTCTATCGTAGTTGTTATGACTAGATGGTCTAAAAAAGACCTAACCGGGCAGGTTTTGAAGGCTGCAGCGCAAAGAAGCGGCGAAGAATGGGAAGTTATTGAATTTCCGGCTATTTTGCCGTCTGGAAACCCACTTTGGCCACAATTCTGGTCCAAAACCGAACTTGAGGCCCTAAAATCTGAACTGCCCCACTCAAAATGGATGGCGCAGTACCAGCAAGACCCCACATCTGAAGTTAGCGCTATCGTTAAACGCGAATGGTGGCAGGTTTGGGAGCGAGAAACACCTCCGCAGTGTGAATTTATTATCCAGTCTTGGGATACGGCGTTCCTAAAAAGCGAGCGTGCCGACTATTCAGCATGCACAACATGGGGTGTTTTCTATAAAGACGACGATACAGGGCGCCCACAGGCAAACATTATTCTGCTAAATGCGTTTAAAAGACGTATGGAGTTCCCCGAGCTGAAAATGGTTGCAAAAGAAGAGTTTGATGAGTGGGAACCAGATAGTTTAATTGTTGAAGCAAAAGCTGCAGGCTCCCCCCTAATCTTTGAATTGCGTCAGGCAGGCATTCCTGTACAAGAATTTACACCAAGTAAAGGCAATGATAAGATTGCGCGACTTAATGCTGTTGCTGATATATTTGCATCAGGACGTGTTTGGGTCCCAAGTACAAATTGGGCTGAAGAATTAGTAGAAGAAGTCGCGTCTTTCCCAGCCGGGGAGCATGATGACTTAGTAGATAGTATGACCCAAGCATTACTTCGTTTTCGTCGCGGCGGCTTCCTGCGTTTGGGGTCGGATTATGAAGACGAGACTCCGGGATTTAGAAGCTCTAGAGAAAAACGATTTTACGCGATGTAATCGCAAAAGGACCAAACAATGGATATTCAGAAAGCACTTAACCCCGCACCTATGGGTCTTGGAGCGCTACAAGATGGTAGCCCCGCTGGCATGGAGCCGCTTGAGATTCAGATTGAAGACCCGGAAAGCGTTAGCATCAAGCATGGCGGGATGGAGGTTGTCCTTGAGCCGGATAAGGAAACGAACGATGAGTTCAACGCAAACCTTGCCGAGGATATGGATGAGGGTGAGCTTACTGAATTAGCTGGTGATTTGCTGGGTGATTTTGAGACTGACGTTGCGTCACGCCGTGACTGGCTTGAGACCTATGTAGATGGCCTTGAGTTGTTGGGCCTGAAGCTTGAAGACCGTACGGAGCCGTGGCCCGGCTCTTGCGCTGTGTACCATCCCCTGCTTGCTGAAGCACTTGTTAAGTTCCAGTCTGAAACCATCATGGAGACGTTCCCGGCAGCGGGTCCGGTTAAGACCAAGATTATTGGCAAGGACACCCCCGAGAAAGAAGATGCAGCAGTTCGTGTGCAAGACGACATGAACTACCAACTGACGGAAAAGATGCCTGAGTATCGCCCTGAGCATGAGCGTCTTTTGTGGGGTTTGGGCCTTGCTGGTAACGCTTTCAAGAAAATTTATTTTGACCCGTATCTTGACCGCCAAGCCGCTGTGTACGTACCTGCAGAAGATATGGTAGTGCCGTATGGCGCATCGGATTTAGAAACTGCCCCGCGTATTACTCATGTAATGCGCAAAACTAAAAATGAGTTACGCAAGCTACAGGTGGCTGGGTTCTATCGTGATGTGGACCTTGGTGACCCCGTGCTTGTTATGGACGAGGTTGAGAAGAAGATTGCTGAGCAGATGGGCTTCAGTGCTTCGACGGATGACCGGTTCAAGATTCTTGAGATGCACGTTGACTTGGAGCTTCCGGGCGACGAGGACAAAGACAAGGATGGTAACGAGACGGGTATTGCCCTGCCATATGTTGTGACTATTGAGAAGTCTACTGAGACTATTCTGGCTATTCGCCGTAACTGGAACCCCGAAGATAAGGCCAAGATTAAGCGCCAACACTTTGTCCATTACGGATACATCCCCGGCTTTGGCTTCTACAACCTTGGTTTGATTCACCTGATTGGGGCGTTCGCCAAGTCTGGCACGATGCTGTTACGTCAGTTGGTGGATGCGGGCACTCTGTCTAACCTGCCGGGCGGGTTTAAGTCACGTGGTCTGCGGGTTAAGGGCGACGATACCCCGATTGCTCCGGCTGAATGGCGTGATGTGGACGTACCCAGCGGCACTATTCGAGACAACATCCTACCCCTGCCATACAAAGAACCCAGCCAAGTTCTTATGGCGCTGATGAATCAGATTGTAGATGAAGGCCGTCGCTTCGCTTCTGCGGCTGATTTGCAAGCATCAGATATGTCGGCTAATTCACCGGTTGGTACTACGCTAGCTATTCTGGAACGTAGCTTAAAGATTATGTCGGCAGTGCAAGCGCGTATTCACTACTCAATGAAGAAGGAATTTAAGCTTCTTGCGGCGATTATTCGAGATTATGCCCCTACTGAATACGATTATGACCCCGAAATCGGTGACCGGCAGGCCCGTAAAGAAGACTTTGACATGGTCGAAGTTATCCCTGTTTCAGACCCAAATTCGGCAACAATGGCCCAAAAAGTGGTGCAAATGCAAGCAGTTATGCAGATGGCCGCAGCCAGCCCGCAGATTTATGACCTACCTGAGCTTAATAAGCAGATGCTGGAGGTTATGGGTGTAAAGAATATCGGCAAGCTTATTCCCACTGCGGATGACCAGAAGCCGAAAGACCCTGTGTCTGAAAATATGGCCATTCTTAATAGTAAGCCGGTCAAGGCATTTATTTACCAAGACCATCAAGCACATATTCAAACGCACACGGCAGCTATCCAAGACCCCAAGATTATGCAGATGGTTGGTCAGTCACCGGCGGCGCAACAGATTAGTGCTGCCATGCAAGCACACATCGCGGAACACTTAGCTTTTGCTTACCGCGCACAAATCGAACAGCAGCTTGGTGTATCCCTGCCGCCCCCGGATGAACAACTGCCGGAACAAGTAGAAGTAGAACTCTCGAAGATGATTGCTCAAGCGGCACAACAACTGCTTCAGCAGAACCAATCGCAACAGCAGCAAGAACAAGCACAGCAACAACAGCAAGACCCGCTTATCCAGATGCAGATGCAAGAGCTTCAACTCAAACAGCAAGACCTGCAGATTAAGGCACAGAAAAGCCAAGCTGAAATCGAGATTGAGAAGGCCAAGCTACAGCTTGAAACGGCCCGTATGCAGTCGCAGGAAAAGATTGCAGAAGCACAGATTGTTGCTAAGGCCGCATCAGAAGCTCAGAAGCTGGATGCACAGCACAAGCTGGAAGGCACAAAGATAAGCATGAAGGCATCTGAAGCCAAGCAAAAAATGGAGATGCAGCAGCATACCGAGGGTGTCCGCATGGGCCTTGACGCTGCAAAAGCAAGAGAACAGATGTCTCACCAACAACGCATGCAACAAACAAATCAACCCAAAAAACCTAAGGAAGAATAATGAACGACACGCTTGAATATCTGATTAAGAAAATCGGAGAAGAGCGCAACAATATCGCGGACTGTTTGGTTAATGGCAACTTACAGGACTTCGCGCAATATCAGTTTTTGTGTGGTCAGGCACGGGGTCTGCTGGCGGCACAAGTAATTATCTCTGACCTCGCAACTCAATTGGAGCAAGACGATGACTGAAGAAGTCACGCAGGAAACCGCAACGCAACTCCCCGAACCTACTGGATACCGCATTCTTTGTGCAGTACCTGATTTGGGCGACACGCTTGATGAAGAAGGCTTGATTATTAAGGCAGACAAAACCAAGGAGCTTGAATCACTTGCTACGGTTGTGCTGTTTGTCGTGAAGATGGGCGACATGTGCTACAAGGACGACCAACGATTCCCCACGGGTCCGTGGTGTGCTGAAGGTGATTTTGTTCTTGTCCGTGCATATGCAGGCACCCGCATCAAGATTCATGGGCGTGAATTCCGAATTATTAATGACGATTCGGTTGAAGCAATTGTTGATGACCCCCGTGGCTATAGCCGCGCATAAGGAGTAAATCATGGCTGAACAAGAAAACAATATGGAAATGGTGGAGTTTGAGTTTCCTGATGAAACAGAAGTAAAAGTCACGACAAAGACTCGTGAAGAAGATATTGAGATTGAGGACGATACGCCGGAGCAAGACCAAGGCCGCGACCCGTTACCGAATGAAATTGTAGAAGAGCTTGAAAAAGACGAACTGAATGAATATTCAGACCGCGTCCGTACTCGCATGTCGCAGATGAAGAAGGTCTGGCATGACGAACGCCGTGCAAAAGAGTCGGCAGCGCGTGAGCGCGAGGAAGCTATTCGTATTGCTCAATCTGTCTATGAAGAAAATAGACGCCTAAAAGCTTCGCTTGAACAGGGCGAAGGGCAATTAATTGGCACATATAGAGAAGCTGCTACACGAGAGCTTGAAATTGCTAAACGTGCATATAAAGACGCTTACGATTCTGGAGATACTGAAAAAGTTATTGAATCTCAAGAACGCCTTACTAAGGCACAAATGTTCTTGCAAGAAGTAAATAACTATCGCCCGCAATATACGGCTAGAGAAACCCCTTTACAAGAATCAAATAATACTGTAAATACACAAGCACAACGGCCCCAAGTTCCCCAACCGGACTATAAAGCAGTTACGTGGCAAGAGCGTAATACTTGGTTTGGAACGGACGAGGAAATGACCAGCTTGGCTTTGGGGCTGCATGAGAAGCTGGTTAAAGGTGGCGTGGACCCTAGGTCTGACGACTACTACCGTCGTATTGATAATACGATGCGCAAGAGATTCCCCGAATATAAATGGGGAGATTCGCAGGATGGCAGTGCCAATCCTCGCGCAAAACAGGCACAAGTTGTTGCCCCGGCAACGCGTAGCACCGCGCCTAGAAAAGTAGTGCTGACCAAGACGCAAGTAAATCTTGCTAAAAAGCTTGGTATTACCCCGGAGCAATATGCTCGTGAACTGATTAAGGAGAACAGAAATGGCTGAAAATCGACTCGCACGTGAACTTGAATCTACCGAAACTTTTAAGCGCCCTGAAGCGTGGAAGCCACCTGAACTGCTGCCGGAAGTTAAGCCGCAGGCAGGTTGGTCGTATCGTTGGATTCGTACAAGCATGGTAGGTCAATCGGACGCACGTAATGTTTCTTCTAAAGTGCGTGAAGGATGGGAGCCGGTCAAACTGGCGGACCACCCCGAAATGCAGTTTTATGTGGACCCCAATAGTCGTTTCTCTGATTCGATTGAAATTGGCGGTCTGCTGCTTTGTAAGACACCGCAAGAGTTTGTTAATCAACGAAATGCGTATTACTCAGCACAAGCACAAGCCCAGACTGACGCAGTGGATAATAGTTTGATGAAGGAAAGTGATGCTCGCATGCCTTTATTCAAAGAACGTAAGTCCACTACCACGTTTGGAAAAGGTAAATAATCTTTAAAGGACCATAATCATGGCATATCCGACTGTTTCTGCCCCGTATGGGTTTAAGCCAGTCAATCGTCTTGATGGGTTGCCGTATGCTGGCGCTACCCGCAAGCTACCGATTGAGTACAACTACAACCAAAACATTTTCTATGGTGACGTAGTTCAAATTTCGGCTGGCACCGTTGTTCGTTCGTCGATGTCCGCCGCTTCGTCGCCGGGCACTGCTGTTGCTGGCACGATTGGTGTTTTCTTGGGCTGTTCGTACACCAGCCCGTCCACCGGTCAAAAGCTGTTTGCTCAGTACTATCCCGCAAGCACCGCTGCTAATGACATCGAAGCTATTGTTGTTGATGACCCGCGCGCCCTGATGAAGGCCGTGGTTACGACTCAAGGCACCTCGCTGGCTAACGCTAGCACCACTGTTGGTTACCTGAACCCGTACTACATCGGCTCTAACCTGTACATGGTTGGCGGCGCTGGCGGCGTTACTGGTAGCACGACCACTGGCAACTCGGCCCAATCGGTTTCGGGCGCTGTGGTTACCTCGGGTACTTCGGGTGCTGGTGACCGCGTGACCTCGGCTCTGCCGTGGCGCATGGTTGGTGTTGTTACTGACACCGCTTATACCCTGACCGGTACCGGTAGCACTTCGGGTTCGTCGGCTACTGTGACCCTGACCGCCGCTGTTACTGGCCTGACCCCGGGTATGCAGTTGATTTGCCCGACCGGCACCGGCACTCAAGCTGGCCAATACGCAACCGTCATTAACGTGGCATCCACCACGCTGACTCTGGACGCCGCAGTTACTCTGGCTTCTAGTTCGGCTCTGACGTTTGTTGGCTACCCCGAAGTTCTGGTTGCTTGGAACGGCAGCTTCCATAGCTACTTCAACACCACTGGCGTCTAAGGAGATAAATCATGGCAATTTCTCGTGCCCAGCTACTGAAAGAACTCCTTCCGGGTCTGAACGCTTTGTTCGGTCTGGAGTACGCCCGTTATGGCGAGGAGCATAAGGAAATCTACGAAACCGAATCTTCGGAACGTAGCTTTGAAGAAGAAACCAAGCTGTCGGGCTTCAGCGCAGCACCGGTCAAGAACGAAGGTAGTGCAATTCGTTACGACAACGCGCAAGAAGCTTGGACTGCCCGCTACAACCACGAAACCATCGCTTTGGGTTTCTCGCTGACTGAAGAAGCTGTTGAGGACAACCTCTACGACTCGCTGTCGGCTCGTTACACCAAGGCTCTGGCCCGTGGTATGGCTTACACCAAGCAAGTCAAGGCCGCTAACGTTCTGAACAACGGCTTCAACTCGGGTTATGTTGGTGGCGACGGCGTCTCGCTGTTCTCGACCGCTCACCCGTTGATTTCTGGTGGTACCAACAGCAACACCCCGGCAACCGCCGCTGACCTGAACGAAACCTCGTTGGAAAACGCCGTGATTCAAATCGCTGCGTGGACTGATGAACGTGGTCTGCTGATTGCCGCCAAGCCGCGCAAGCTGATTGTTCCGCCTGCTCTGATGTTCGTTGCAACCCGTCTGCTCGAAACCGAACTGCGCGTTTCGACTGCCGATAACGACATCAACGCACTGAAGAACAACGGTTCGATTCCGGAAGGTTACGCAATTAACCACTTCCTGACCGATAGCAACGCTTGGTTCCTCACCACCGATGTGCCGAATGGTATGAAGCATTTTGAACGTACCCCGCTGGCTACCTCGATGGACGGCGACTTTGATACCGGCAACGTCCGTTACAAGGCCCGTGAGCGTTATTCGTTCGGTTGGTCGGACCCGCTCGGCATGTACGGTTCGCCGGGTGCTTAAGTAGTAATTTCCCGAACGGGAATGAGGGGGGCTTCGGCCCCCTTTTTATTTGCGTAATTTCCCGAACGGTGTATTATTGCACTGCAGCATTTAACCTTTAGGAGAAACCTATGAATTTTGATTTTGTCGCCGTATTTACTTCGCTGTCGAAGTCGTATCGTGAAATGGCCCACAAGGCCCACGACCAGATGATTGAAGCTTGGATTAAGACTGAAAAGTCGATTGAAGATAATATCAAGATTGCGTCGTTCTGGAAGAAGTGATACTGGGGGCTTCGGCCCCCTTTTTTATGTTGTATGTTTTTTTAACAGGTGGTATAAAGCAATTACCTAGGAGATTAGCCAAACCAACTGACCTAGCAGACTTTGTAGAGATGGTTTGGCTTAGTGCTACAACACGGAGATTTAAATGTCTAATACCACCTTTTCGGGACCAGTTCGCTCGCAGAACGGCTTCCAAACTATTTCGGTTGACTCGACCACCGGCGCAGTCACCACCACCGCGACCATCGGCGCTGCAACTTCCGTCACCACCCTGACTGCTACCGGCAACATTACCGCCGATTCGACTCAAGCTGTTGTTGCTGGCGGCACCGCTGCATTCCTTGCAACTACTACCGCTGGTCTGGGCATCTATGTGGGTTCGGGCGCACCGACCGTGTCGGCTGCTCAAGGCTCGCTGTATATCCGCACTGACGGCTCTTCGACCAGCACTCGCCTGTATGTGAACACGAACGGTTCGACGACTTGGACTAACGTTACCACTGCTGCTTAATAGGGGCGCGTCATGACGATGCAAACTGATGTTAAGTCGAAGCACCTAAGCGCCGCCGGTTCCTACTACGGGGACCGTACCAGACTACGGGGCATTGTTGTAAACCCTAAAGCGTCTACTGCCGCTACGTTTGAGATTCGTGACGGTAGTGCTACTGGTG